TCCATCTCTTTAGTTTGACTGATACTACGAACAATACTTGCGGTATTCTTCTTTGTCATCTCTTCAGCAGCTACAGTCTTGAGTCTAAGAGCCTTTCTCAAAGCCCTGCCCTCCGCTCTGGTTGCTGCTGTAGCAGTGTTAAACACGCAAAATGTGTCGTCTGTATTGCCTTCCCAACTATCTGCAACATCAGAAAATGTCATTCCGTTACTAAATACAAGCTCCCAAATAACAGTAGCTCTACCAATTTCATTACCACCCATAGGGGGGAAGACTTGAGTAGGCTTACTAGAAACAATTTGACCCAATAATAGTTCTGCAACTCTTCTTAGACCAGCGCACAATGGTCGCCCATCATACATTTCATTGTCTTCAAACAATCCAAGCACATAATCATTCCATTCTGGAGATGTTACTGACGGCCCATCAGATACCACTACGTCCTTAGCTCTAGTGTCTGTATTCTCCGGTGTTTGCAATTCAATATCCTCAAACAAATCATCTTCCTTATTTACTTCAATCATTCTTATTCAACCTCTATAAAACGTTTTGATCTTGTTGGAAACTTTTTCTTAATCTTATTTAGATGAGTAATTACTTGCTCTGCAAGCTCTTCACGCTTACTTAAAGATTCCTGTCCTAGTGACTTCACGCGAATCACTGCATATCCTCTGCTCAACAATGCACCAGACTTTCTTAGGTCTGCATTTACTTGCTTCTGAAGCTTTTCTTCGCCCCATATTGGCAAGAAATGGCTAGGTCCATCTACTTCTATAATAGTATTTAAATCTGGTATATGCAAGTCAATTTCTAAGTTTTCTGCTGGTATTATTAGCTCATGTATCTTTACGGAGAATCCAGAACTTGTAATCTTTTCTTGGAAAAACTTTTCCATTTTAGATCCTTCCTTGGCAGCAGCCCTAATTGCTGCAATGCCTTTTGTTCTCATAACTTCTTTTTGCTCCGCAGACATGTTCTTCCAGTTTTCTTTTGCTTGTTGTACTCTCCTAGCTTTTTCTGTGTCGCTCATTTCTTCCCAGTAGTTCACCAAGCTCTTGCTAATTGCAATCTTTTCTTCATTAGATCGCTCTTTACCCTCTGTTGGGTGGGAACTACGACCAGACTTCAAAGCGGCCTTTTGAGCATCACTTTTGTTTTTTAGCTCATACCCGTGTTTAATCAGAGTTCTTCTAATCTTGTTAGGATATGTGTCCATTTCCTTAGCTATTTCATATGTACTACGATTAGACTTGGTGTATAGTTTAATTATTTTTTTATCAAAGTCACTCATTTTATAGTCTCTAAAAATTGATCAATATTCTGTAAGTTAATAAGTTTTGCTTTCCTCTTAGTAACTCTGTAAAACTCTTTCTGATCTTCCTCGCTGTCTACCAAAAACTCAACTCTATCCGCTATAGACAGCAAGGACATCAGATCTTTGTCTGTTCTGTCAAACAAATGCAATAGTTTAAATTTGTTTATTACGTTCATTGCATGTACTGTGTTTCTGATATTATCTGAGACCAACGTACCAGTAAATGCCCACAACTCTGTAGCATTAAACATGCCAAAGTTTGTTTGCATAGGATTAAAGTCTATATCATTATAGAATACAGTAGCATCCATAACTTTTTTACTTTCAACTGCATCATTAAGCAGCCCAAAAATCATAGAGTTCTTCCCCTCTAGATTACTCTTATTTACATAGAACCCTAAGTTCATTTTAAATTCTCCTTTAGAAACCACTCTATGGTGTTTTTTAATCCTGTTTTTAAATCTGTTTCAGCCTTAAATCCGATAAGTTTTTTTGCCTTGGTGGTGTCAAGACATCTACGAGGTTGACCGTCCGGTTTTTCAGATTGCCACACGATCTTACCTTCATACCCCATTTGCTCCGCTATCTCAAAAGCCAAGTCCATGATAGTAATTTCCTGACCAGTTCCAATATTAATTGGCTCTGGACCCACTTTAGTTTCTATAGCACAACGAATAGCTTTGGCGCAATCTTCCGCATATAAAAACTCTCTTGAAGCCCTACCTGTACCCCAAACCTCTACACTTTCCTCACCATTTTTCATAGCGTTATAAAACTTCAATATAAGCGCTGGTATAACATGACTGCTAGTTAAATTAAAATGATCATGTGGGCCATACATGTTTACAGGAATAAGATTTACAATATCCATACCATACTGCTCATGATAAGTCTCGCCCAGTTTCATCAATGTCTTTTTGGCGATACCATAAGGAGCATTTGTTTCTTCTGGATAACCATTCCATATGTCATCTTCTTTAAAGGGAACGGGTGTAAACTTGGGATATGCACAAACAGTTCCCAGCATAATGAACTTAACGCGCTTTTGATGCTTATCAACATACTGTCGCGTTCGTTCAATCATATTCATACCCATAGCAAGATTGTCATACATAAACTTGCCGGGGTTTTCGCTATTAGCTAGGATACCGCCCACGCTACCAGCCGCATGAATAATAACATCTGGTTTATAATGCTCAATTGCTTTCTTGCAGGCATAACTATCACGTAGGTCGTATGGAGTACTACCTATTGAAGAAACGTTGTCAGCACTAAAATGCTTACGTATATTGTGACCTAAAAAGCCTGAGCCGCCAGTTAGCAAGATTCTCATTTGTTTGGGTTCCAACTGTTAAATCTTTGACTTACTGCTGGGGGTTCGGGAGTAGTAGTTTCAGGTTCTAGATCCACCCAAGGCTCTACGGTTGTCCCCACTGGCTGTTCCACGACTTCTTCTACTACTTCTATAGTTTTTTCTGGAGCGCTAAACTCTTTTGCTCCATATTGAGACAAAAACACAACTGCGCCATCGCCCAGATCATATTCTTTATATTTTCTAGAACCTACAACCGGAGCAGCTTTATATGACCACGCCCTAGCCGCTTCCTTATCTGATCCTGTGTAAACTATAACATCTGCGCCGCCCATAGCAGAGTGAGCTTCCTCTACTGACGCTGTTGTTTTAACTAAACTTTCTTTACCTTCATATGCTGCATAAAGGGCATCTAAACTCTTCATCTTCGTCTCCTTAAAATGTGTATATTAGTTGATATTATATAATAGTCTATGTGACTGGTTTTGACAATACAATTCTTATTTATTTCTTGAGCAATCACAATATCTGCACATAAGCTCATTGTCTTCTTCGGATTGCAACTGTAGGATTTCATTGTAGGCATCTGACACAAATAAAGACTCATAACTTTGGTCAAATAAATTACCTATTTTTCTTTCCATCCCATAGTCCATACAACACAAAACAACGTCACCATTTGGTAACAGAACATTGTGATTTATATCTGGTGCGGCATTACAATATATAGCTCCGGTTTTTTTAGGAACTTTCTGTCCTTCAAAAATTTCGTTTTCGTTTGACAGATTGCCAGCCCTAGTTACTGGTTGAAAAGCCCCTAAACCTTGCGGCACTATACCTATCAACTTTGGGTCAGTCAAACCTTTACCACTCATGGTCATCAGCACAACAGTCCTGTCACGCAGTCTTTGTGCCATATCTGGCTTTGCCATCAAGTACTTTAAAACTTCTATGTATTTATCTGTAACTTTAGCTTTAAAGTGTTCTTGATCGTCTGGTAAATGTACGCATAGTCTATTTGCAGATGTCCAATTAACGTCCCACAGTGTATCTATATCTTCTTTTTTGGCTCCAACCAGAGTCGTGTACACACAAATTTCATGACCTTTATCGCGAGCGTATTTTAACATCTCTCCACATTTGGGTACAGCAAAAGGCTCAGACATGCCAGAAAAATGTATATCTACCCAGCTAGGTATTTTATCAATAATTGTTTTAAAGTGTTCTAGTGTTAGTATCTTTTGGTCTTTAGGATTTTCTTCTTTAAATCTACCTATTAAAGTTACCTGTGGGCAAAATGAACACATAACAGGACAGCCAATCCTAGTTGTTATCTCCATAGCTGCCTGACGTTTAAACTCTTCTGTAAACATTGTCACCTCTGTGTTTTAAAGTTTTTTTATTATTTTTTTGAGTATTATTTTGGGGTCAAAATCTATGAAACACTGATCTAACATGGGTTTTTCTAAGATCATTTTTTGATAAAGTTGCGAGTCACTGTGTATTGATACAATCTTATTTACGTATTCCTCTATACTGTTATAATCTTCTCTACAAACAAAACTATTCTTATTAAAATATCTTTTTACTTTACTTCCCCCTGAATAAAGCGGTATACAACCCGCACCAAAGGGTTCTAATATTTTTTCTGTTATATAACCGTCATGATAGCTGTTCTCAAATGCAATGTTGAATTTGTATTCTTTGAGTTTTTCTATTTTTTCTTGTTGAGAGCCACCTAGACTGCCCTCTACATTATTTAATAATGACCCAAAACTATCTATCCTATCTACTTTAGATAGTGCATTAAATATTTCTACTCTGTTTCTGTATTCTCTATTACTAATAAAAGAGCAAAATTTTCTTTCATGTAAGAATCTTTCTCTATTGTTTTGTATTTGATCTACTGATAACGTGTAAGTTGGATTACTAGGAAATGGTCTTGGTTGCGATTTGTTAAACCAGTTTATACTAAGAACCCATAGGGGAAAAAACAAATCTTTTTCTTCATCGTTGTATTGAGATAGGTTAATATCGCTATTTTCATAATGCTCCAGATCCTGTTTTTGATGCTTTAAGTTTTCGCCACAAATGAATATCTTTTTACAACTATATTTTTTATGATTTTTCCCAAACACAGAGTACAATAGTAGGTCTGGGTTTTTATTATCTATTTGTACATCATAATCTAGACAAAAAAGATCTGTAAAATAATTATCCGCAGGATTGAAGTTATATTGAGCATAACCCCACATGTCGGTAAATCCTAATTTTATTTTTTCCACAGTTCGTCTTTCAGTAGTGATGGTTCTTGTTCATGCTCAGTTGATTGTAAAAAGCTAGGATCTGAATAACACGATTTTAAATTATTGTCTGCGATCATTTCGTTAAATCTCCAGTCCATCGCGTTCTTCATAGATGGTAATTCTTTTAGCATTATGTCTACACATCTATGACTTGAAAGATAGCAGTGTGTACATCTTGATCTGTAGGATGGGTGATGATAAACGTACTTACCACTCCAAGATGAGTTATAAGGTTTTATATGACAGCACTCTCCAATAAAAACTATGTCGCCATTTATTGAGTCTAACTCTTGAGTAACTTCATTTATAAAATCCCAGAATTGTTGATCTGACCATTCTGGTAGTAAAATATCATCCTCAAAAACAAGTATGTTATCATAGCTATGTAATTTCTGCTGCTCGTAGCAATATTGGTGTTTTAAATATAGTGATATAACACCCATATTCATTTTGTCGTTTTGAATATTTAGTGTAGACCTATCTATTTCTGATGGGTGAAAACTTTCTACCCACTCCACATCAATCTTCAGTGCGTCAAAAACAGGTAGTAACTTTTCTTTTCTTTCTGGAGCGCCGGTGTGGTGCAAACAAAATGTCTTTACTTTCTCCACTCTTGACCTCCTGCAAAGTGTCTGATCTTTATTTTATCTTCGTCTACCTTGTTTATATAAAAATCTAAGTTAGACTCTCCGGGAACTTGAGTTACATTCCATTCTGTGGGTAAAGTCTGTACATGCTCACTCAGTTGATCTAAAGAATAGACTGTATCTTCGTCTAAGTTTGAATGAAAACCAAAGTTTGGCAAATTCCAGAAAGGTGTGTCAGAATGTCTTTTGATTCCCGCTAAAGAATACCAAGATGCTTGCTCCCTGAACTCGTGCCAAAATGCGTTGATGTATCCGAATCTATCGTGCCTACTCGGTTTATCATTTAGCTTGGCGTATCTTTCGTCACTAAGTATTAAGTTAATCATGTTTTTTGACCAACTGTTTACATTGATGGCGTAATTGCCCATACAGTGCGTATTGCCAGTATCTATGCAATAAGAGAAAGACTTATCGCAGGGATAGTCTTCTTCAAAGTTATCAATTCTCATGTCAGCATCTAGATGCAATATTTTATCTCCGTCTTTTGCCTCCCCGCTTTCAATTAAATCTCTAACTAGTGTAAATTTCCACCAAGTAGGATGATTTCTAAAAAGTTCGCCACCCTTGCTAACTATATATTTGTATCCGTGTATATCCGCAAACTTTTGATTTCTTGTAGAATAATGCTCTTCAAAAAATTGCTGTCTTTGGTCGGGATAATTTGCTATAACAATTAAATATTTATTACTTGACACAGATCAAACCCCTATTCATAAAATGATTATCTCTGTATTGTGGATTATGTTTTATGCCATCTAAATAAGCTATGTTTTTTGCTTCATTTGTAGCATCTAAATCAAATTCTAAACCTAAGTCTGATAACTTATTTATCCAATACTCTAATGGCTGCTCATTAACATGGTGATATCCCCCTTGACCAACTCCCGCAAAAGTCATTGCAACAACTTTGCTATTTTGCATAATGTGCAAATAATTTTCCATATATTTCTCTTCTACATGTTCAACAAATTCACATGCCCAACAAAGATCATATTCTTTTTCAATATGTGGTTTTTCTTTAGAAAAATCAACATGCATAATTTTATCTTTTATGAAAGAATTTTGCACAGCATATGTAGAACCTTCTAATCCTAAAACATCGTCACAGAGATGTGAAAATTCTTGTAATGCATAGCCCATACCACAACCAATATCTATAACTGAATTAGCATTGTATTTTTTGACTAAATGTTCCCATAACTGTGGTGTGTATGTTGCTGGATCTCCTTCAATAATATAGCCACCAAGATGGTTTTCCTCTACAACTGTAAATTCTGTTGAAATTTTATTCAATTTCATTTAAAAGCCTCCTAATAATTTGATTGTAAACTCCGAACAAGGTAAAATAATTTTTATATAGTTCCATTCCTTTGTCTAACATACGCTTATAGTGTTCATCATCTATGCTTGATAATATATTGTAGATTTCTGGAATCATATCTTCATGTATCAGTACGGCAAATTCATTCCAATCTAATTCATCCGACCAAGGAAGAAAGAATTTATCGGTAATAATGACTGGCACACATCTTAATTGAAATGCTTCATATAATCTAAAAGAATTGAGTCCGTACCCTCTGGGGCATAGTAAAAACTTACTTCGCATCGCTGTGCTGATAAAGTTATAAAAATTATCATCTGTCACTGTTGGCGACCAAGTTTTTATTTCCAGTACACAGTCAGGTTTTTCACGAAGATGATTGTACATTTCATGTCTTACTGGGTGTGTCATAGAGCCAACAAACGAAGCAAATATTTTTTTGTCTATACATTCTGGTAGTTTAATTAATCTAGAGCAAACTAAAGGTATTGGTGTGCCGCCACTGTTGCCACCAGCATTAAACTGTATGGTATCTGGTGGTAGTGCTTGAGATATTCCATCATCATATTGTGATACGGTAAAATATTTCTTGTCCTGATCTAGATTGTCTAATGCATCCTGTAAGCCCTCTACTTTTTTGTCAATGTAACAAGTAGTCCAGCTTACAGGTATAAAAATCCTATCCGTTTTAGCGTTATTATTATAGTAGTAGTCGCAAAAGAAATCTTCTAAGTACGGACCAGTATGATATGGTGGGTATGTAGGATATGTGGGCGTAGGTCTATACGCTTCAAACAACTTTTCTAACATAGTCCATAATCCTAATTTTATCTTCAATTCCAACTACCCAGTTTGCATGATGCACCAAGATATCTTTTGGCACTTCAAACGCCTCGCGTCTCCAAGGTCTAGGAGCAACGTGTCCAAATGTAAAGAATTTGTGAGACAGTTTTTTATGCTTACACATATGTATGTGATTGTTAAGCGTAGTCTGATCTTCTCTATCGTAGTTCTCTTTCATGGTTTGGAACATCTTGAGCGTAGTATCATTTGCTTTACAGATGTAAACGCCAGAGCTAAACGTTGTAATGTCATCTTGGCAAGCAATATCGCAGTCCCTAATCTCTAATAACAATTGCTCTACAATGTTACCAAAAAATTGAACATCAACATCGCAATAGAAGAAGTAGTCTCCCATACTTTCTTCGCAAGCCTTGATAAATAGCTCTACTTTCTTATAGCAAGTTTTATCCCAACCTTCTTGGTAAAAAGATCCAGTGGGACAAGACTGCTCTTGGTCTTCTACGATGTGTAGATCAAACTCATCGGGTAATGTCTTTATAAAATAATTGTCGTAAAGTATTTTATGTGAGGGTGTGAATGTTGTATATAGTCTCATTTTTTAACCTTTAAATAAAGTCCGTCTCCCCAAGTGCCACCGTCTTGTTGCCAATAGGTTGCATATCTTTGAAAGCCATAGTCCGACAAGAACTCATCAATATCTTCTACTAATGCGCATCCTTCGTACATTTCTTCTTTGTTGATCTCTGATATGATTACATCTATGTGATTTAACGTGTTGGCTGCACCTTTTAAAACTTCTAGTTCATAACCTTGAACGTCAATGTTCATAAAGTTGTAGTTATCTCTGATGAAGTCTTCATCGTCTAGCCTAGCTATGTTTACGGTTTCTGTCTTTTCAAATTTAATTTGCGGATATTGTTCTAAGTGATGCTTAGGTTTAAGAACCGATGATGATAAACCCCTATCCTCTAGGTGCATTTCTACTGTGCCGCTCGTGTTTCCTAATGCTATATTTCTTGCATCTACAAAAATATCATCTTTTATTGTTCGCTTTAATAATTCAAAGTTATCAGGTAGAGCTTCATAAAACAAAAGGTTTTTAATTCCATAATGCTTATACAAAGGATACTCCTGACCCTCATGTGCGCCTACATGTATGCATCCCCGTATTGGAAGTAGTACACCCGTTTTATTGTGTAGCTCTTTAAATATATTAGGTAACGCTCCTAAGATTTCCATTTTTTCCCTTTACCAGTAACAACCGCCTTCTACCATGTTTTTACCCGGAGGCACTTCATGTTCTAGCGGTCTAGTCCAATTTTCCGTACCATACCAATCGTATTTGCTGAACCCCTCATCCCATCTTTTACCTCTAATTCCATAGAGTATTTGATTGCCCCCGCCGAGATGTACGCATGGCTTGCCCATTTTCGTAATATGCGAGCAAACCATTAAAGATAATCCTCCACAACCAACGGTTGCAAAGTCAAAATCTAATTCGTCTATTTGGTCTGTTATGTGTTTTAGCTTTGAGTCCCAAGCTAGAGGTGTATCGCCAGTTAGTGCCGCTGGGTATGGAGATCTAACAGTTACTACCTCCCCTACGCTTGCTCCCGGCCAAATTTTGTCGTATCTACGAGCTTGTACCTGCACTGTATCTGGGAATGGTGATACACACAAAACTGTTTTACCTTCAAGTCCGTAATGCCAACCTTCTTCACCGCTAGTGAAAGGTTCTAATTCTTTAAAAGAGTCAAATATATAAGGCGAGGGAAGGCGTGTGCTTTTCATTATATCTAAATCTTCACCGCCCGGACACCAAGCTAACATGCAAGCTAATTCTCTAGCTGATTTTATGTATGCTTCGCACCATGCCTGATAACTTTCTAAGCTAGTCACATGAACACCTGCGTTAATAAATAAGTCTGTGCCGATAGAATTTTGATTAGATAGATATCTTAAAACATGAGTAGCTTCCACTAGGCCCATTTTACCAAATGATAACGGAAGGCCAGTTGTGATTGAATGTTTAATTTCTTTATTTATATCCATTAGTCTTTGGTTATCCTTGCTTTTGGAAAACCTAGTTTTTTACGTGTATTAAAGATCTGTTGGTCGCGACCAGAGTAAACTAATGTCTTTTTAGTAGCTAGATCTAAATCCCCATCATTTTGACTACCTCTTACACTGTAATGTTCATGAGAGATAATTACTTTGTCTATGTACTTTTCTTTACCCATTCTTTTGACCTCTTGAGTAAATTCATCGTCGCAGTACAAACTTTTGTAGTCTGGGTGATAAATATACCCAAAGTGTTCATACAACTTTCTACCAAGTATAGAAAAAGTAATAAGCTCCCCATTTGTGTTCCCATCATTAAAATGTACGCAACCATCTAGATCAGGAAAGTGTTGATTCATTGCATTAACAATCTCCACGTCCCAATACCAAGCCTTTGGAATCATGTCATCCGAGGCGCATATTACAATATCAAAATCAGCATGTTCAATATGATCGTTTATCGCACTAATTTTTTCTGTGTTCTTATCAAACCATATCTTGCCGTCTACATTATCTTTCTTATTTAAAATATATTCAATCTCTTTAATCACAGTGGGATCTGTCATTGTTAAATCTTGCAGGTCACAATTTATATTAAAAAATATTTGATTCTTTTCACTGCAAGTTTCAACGTATTGTCCTAGACAGTCAACAAATTTGCGAGGTCTGTTAAAAGTTGGAAACTGCACTAATAGCTTCATAGTTGATCTCTCATTTTTTCTAGTTTGGTTGCGGCTTCTTCATTCTTTAAAAATCTACATAGCCTAGCTGCTCTACTTATACAAGTGTGTTTTCTTTTTACTTGCGACTTTACAATCTGAGACATATCTTCACTAGAGTTGTCGTCTGAAAATAGTGATTGAAATATTCTACCCAGCACTTCTTCTTGTTCTTGAGGAACTTTGATGGTTGCTTTGTCTGAGAACATCATAGTCTCAAGCATTATTTGACTGTAGACATCTCCGATGTTCCCCAATAGAGTCACCTCTTTATACTTTGAATATAAGGATCTCAACGACTGTATGGTTACATTTAAGTCAGCTTCCTTGGAGTCGCCTAAGCACAACAAGTGATAATTATCTTTATCTTTGACGTATTGTTCAAGCAGATCGCTGGGTTGCGTATATACAATACCCACATCTATATTATAGTCTGGTAGTCCTCCTGCGGGTACAAAAATATCCACGGCTGGAAGAATATTTACAGATTTCACTGTTTTAGTTTTTGGTTGAATTATGTTATCTGGTGTGTTTGAAAATACAAAAGGAATTTTCAGCTTATTGTTACTTGTTAGTGAATCAACCATCGCTAATTGTTCTTCACTACAACCTGTAACATTCAAGATTACTTCAATATTTTTGCTAGACTGGTCTAAATACTTTACAATGTCTTGAGTTAAGTAAGCAAAGTGAGAGATGAAAACATCTGGCAGTGTAGCATCAAACATATCATACGCACTAACGCTTGGGTTCGCCCAAAACGCAGCGTCTACACCCACCATCTCAAGGCACTTGCTGAAGTACATGGGTTCTGTAGTAAATGTGGACGAATAATTGTGTATTAGAGTTTTCATTTCTTTTGCATTCTCCTGAATGTTTTTATATTGTTTATTTTATAAACTGGTTTTTCTGTGTTCTTCAACACATGAATTTTTTGTTTACTTGCTAGTTTATTGATTGCCTCAAACATAAATCTATTCTTAAATTCTGGGTTAGATATAATACCATAAAAATCACTGATTGAATCTTGATTTGCTAAATAGCAAGTTTCTACCCAGTAGGAATCTTTAAGACCCATCGTCAAAGACTCTAAAGAACTTTCATTATGTATAGCGGTTATTTCAAAACTTTCTTCCTGATCTTGAACCATTACGCAGTTTTTGTTAAAGTCTATACTTTGTAAATGAGACCAGTGTGGCAATACGCTCCCACCAAAAAACAAAATTCGGCTATTAGATGTATTGTTCAAGCATAGCCTCGCACTCTCACAGCAATTTGAATTAAAGTGTACCTGATTCTCAACTACTCGTATATTAATATTGCTAAATTTTTGTTTGATGTAAGAGACTGTTTTCTCTGTTTCAAACCCTGAGCATAGAATTATTTCAAAGTTTAAAAATGCCGACTGTATTGCTTCTATTTGCTTTTCTAGTAGTGTCTTATCTTTTAGTTTTAATAAAGGTATCGGACCCTGTGATTTCATTCTATATCCATGATTTTCTGCAAATATAATTATGGATAAAAACTCATTTCTAGGATCATCTTTATTTGACCTTCCTGATTTGGGTGTAGTTATAAATTTATTTTTATTTCTCATTTAACATATAAGTTTCTTGTGATATATCATCATTTTCTGTTATGCACTGTACCATCTCGTCGTAATTAGAAAACTCGTAGTACCTTGAAGATGCCAATGCTTTACTTACCAAAACAATATCATCTTTTCTAAAAATAGGATACTTATCTAGTTCTTCTTCAGACATTTCATTTACACTACTGAAAAAAGTTGGTTCTATTTCTTGCCCGCTGGTCATCTTTAGAAGATATCTACCTTGAGATATTAAAGAGAAGCAATCATCTTCCCGATCCTTGACACTTTGATCGCCAGAGCTAACGTTAAGAAAAGCATAATATTCTTCTTTTTTTAATTCTTGTATCATGCTTACGAATGTTTGTATTCCTATATCCTTAGCTAATTTATCTTTAATGCATACTGCAAACCCAAAGTTTTTCTTGTGATAGTCTATGTTTTTTACTGACTCAATAGTTGTTTTTAAGTCTTCAAAATCTTCATCCGTATGCCATATAACTATACCAAAGGAGCATTTAATTTCTGGTCCTGCATCTTTCATTGTTTTCTTTTCCCTCTAACTTCGTAGTGTAATCCAGAGATTGATGTTTCCAACACCTCTAAGCCCAACCCGTTAAACGCTTCAACTAAAGGCTCTATATTAGTAAGAGAAGAATAAGTCCCTACTAATTCAGATGCCTGAGCTTCATCTAGCTGACCATTTAAAACGTATTTACAAAATATTCTAAGACTTGTTCCCCCCAAGACAATCTCTCCACCCATCCTTAGTTTAGATAGCAGCGAAGTGATTAGCTCTCCACCCTTTGAAACGGAGAAGCTGTCCATAGCATCGTTAGCTAAAATAAGTTCACACTGATTGTCAGAAATCTCTGACAAGTCTACTAGATTGTTAGATACTGTTACTCTTTTATAATTTTCTATAGCCTGCTGATCTGCTCTAATGACATGAATTTTCATCTACCAACTCCATATGTTTTGTCAAAAATATTATTCCAATTGTTTATAAATTTATCTTCTGAGAACTGTTCTAAGATTGTTTGTCTTGCAGCTTCCCCCATTTTCTTAGCTAAGGAATTGTCGTCAAGCAATTTCTTAACGTATGTCTTTAACTCTTCTTCATCGTTTGATATAAAGCCGTTAACGCCGTTCTCAATGATTTCTGGAATCATACACGTAGCCGTAGAAACGACCGCAGAACCGCACGACATGGCTTCTAAGAGCGATGTTGGCACTGGGCTAACAGTTGATGTATTTAAAAATACGGAAGCAGAGCAGTACTCTTTGACTAAAGCATCCAACGACTGCGCTGGTTTGGCTAATCCTTTTGAGCATGTGCCAACAACTTTAATTTCAGTGTTTTCGTTTCGCAACCCGTTAGTAATTCTTTTCCAGCCTTCATAGTTACAGCAATAGTCCCTTTCTGTAAAATCATTTACAACGCTGAGTACCTTGTTTTGTTTTTCAACTTCAACTGGCTTAAATAATTCTGAATCTACAGAGTGGTGAATTACATCTGTGTGACAATTCATACTCCACTTCTTGACAGAGTACTCTGATATAAATACATTTACATTCCCTATCATGCTTCTAAAGTTTTGCAATTGTTGCTCAGGCCAGTTTGGGATTGGCAGTGTATGCTCTAGTGACAAAATTGGTACACCAAACGTAGGCGCTATTTGAGATGCAGCTTGGAATTGACCGAACTTACTCTGGCTTAAAATAAAATCTATATTTAAACCACTGATAATAGAGTTGGGCGGTAATATATAATAATTACTAGGTAGTGGGGCGTAGTCGGTATCCCACTTCTTGCCCCCATCTGCTCTAAACGAATAAAAGTTATGACCAGTTTTACATAGCTGGGTTTGATACCTTTCGTGAGTATCAAATGTCAGTATGTTATACTTTTCTTTCTTCCTAGTCTTTGATAAGATGGTTTTTGTTTGATTAGACATTTAAAGCTTCCTTCATTTTGTTTCCTATCTTTTCGTATGAGAACTCTCTTGCTCTTTCTAGCCCCGCTTTTCTATTGTTCAACTTATACTGGATGGGGTTATTTTTGTATTCATTATAATATTTCCTCATTTGTTTCTTTATTGTCATTTCGCAGGGTGTTATCCAGTGATCCTTAGCTGTAAACAGGTCTGGGAAAGCGGCATCTGGACATTTACATGCCTCATAAATACCGTCAATCAGCTTACCTGTTTTTTCGTCTTCTGTAATGAATTCTCTTGGTCCTCCAAAGTTGCTACAGATAGGAGTGTTGCCAAAGGCCATAGCATCAAATGATGGAATAGACCAGCCCTCTCCGTGACTAGGGGATAGGAAGCAGTCTCCAGCACTATGAATAGAGTTTATTTGATTGTCATCAATCTTTTGTGCTATTACAATATCTTTCTTGTATTGACGTATATCTGGATATAGCCTAAGAGAAGTCTTTGTACTTAATAATTGTTGCTCAATCATTTCATTTAACTTTTGAGGATCTACCCCAAACTTATTTACTTTTAGTAAAAGTATTGCATCTTCAGATTGATCAAATTCGCTATGAAAACAAGTTATTACAGATTCTAAATTCTTTCTTGCGTTCAAGTCTCCGATGTAGTATACAACAAACTTACCTTGCGCTTGGGGTATATTTAGTTGTTCTGTCGGTTTAGTATATTTTGAAACGTCACACGGATGCGGCATGGCTGTCACTGGGATGCCAATCTCATCTGCTTCCAGAAGCTCTTTAGAGTGAGAGTTTGAAACCCAAATTTCATCCATCAATTGTAAGTGATCAAACCAAGCTAGGTGCTTGATACTTGTAGACTCTGTATCTAAGAACGCTATATTCTTTTTAAACTGTTTAGTTCCTACCAGATGGTGGGGAAGCACATGTTGAATACATACATCGCACCCCTCTGTGCTTTTAAGTTCTAGTTCTTTTAATCTTCCGTTAATAACCTTGTCGGTAGTAAGTGTTATGTTCCTACAAACAACATCAACTCCAGCTTTGTCAAGAGCTAGTATTTGATCTTTTGCTGCATTTGCCCAACCACCAAATTCTTTATAATGACCTATGTATAAAACCTTCATCAATTCCTCTCTAAGTTGTTAATTACTATAACTTCGTTTGCAACATTATAGTGGCTGTAATAAGTTTCTGTTTCTAACAAGTAGGATTTTAATAGTGTTCCTTTTATATTAAAATCATCTACCAAAACAACCGCGCTTTCATTCTCTATTTTTAAGTACTGGTCAAGAGTTTCTTGTGGGTCGTTACTTCCGTCTAAGTAGTACACATCGTAACCCGGACCTATGTGATCAATAGCATCGCCATACACGGCGTTTAAATCATACTCTAGATTTTTAGCAGCGTAAAAAGAGTGAGCTAAATTGTTTAGGCTTATATCTACCACTGTTAGTTCACCGCCATGTTCCTTGATATAATTTCCGAATAGCATATCTGCCCACCCAGATCCAACTCGCCAGTTTAGATCAAAAGTTTCTATGCCGCCTATTTGAAATATCTTTATCGGACCTTTATCAAAGTATCCCAATGCTAGATCAAATGTAGAATCTCTTGTTGGAATATGTGACGGTAGTGAATTTGGTTGTTTGTTGTTTATTACTGCGTTAGCAAAGTCATGCTCTATCAATGTATAGCTCCCTACAATTTGGTGAATCTTTCTGAATGTGTTTTTTTTCTTGAAAAATATCTTCTGAAACCCACCAGTCTTCCAGTGGGCCATATGGATCTAGTATAACATCTGACCACTATAGTCCTAAATTCCCCGTCTGCTGTTGTCGCTCTTTCATTCTTTGTATTCTAACTTGTTCCCAGTTATTTATTCGCTCTCTTTGGTTCTTAAAGTTTTCATAAGCTGTGTCAAATGTGAACTCACTTCTGGTATTCAATCCGTCAAAAGCTGCGGATGACTCGTTAAAATACATACCTCCTGTAGAAGATGTTGTAGATCTATACATAAGATCTCTAGTCAATCTAGCTTCTACGAATGTATTTACCTTTGATGGATCTTTTAGCACATTCAAAATAATCCATCTTGCCAACTCTGAGTGATTAGCATTTGGGGGGATATTCTCAGGTTTTGGTTCTGGTTGTTGGATACTTGGCGCTGACATCCAAGTTTGTTCTATAGGTAATATGTCAACACTATCAAAGTAATTTTCCCACTGGCTACCGCTCAGATGCCACTGGTAATATTCTTCAAACTGTTCTCTTGTATGTTCACCCTTGATATATCTCCATTCGTCTGATTTAGAAAAGAATTCTTTGAAGTATTCAGCCGCCGCATCATTGTCTGGGACTGCTCGTAAGCACCCAGTTTCTAGCTCTTTATACAAAGCCGCAGGCTTGATGGGATGTCCGCCTAACTTCCTTAGAACACTTTCCATAGCAGAGTAATCAGTTCCGCACACGGGAATCCCGCAAGCCGCAGCTTCTACTTGGGGTAATCCAAACCCCTCGCAGTTTGCATATTGAGTATATAGATCAAAACAGTTGATAATTCTAGAAAGATCTTTATACTCCACACCGTTTTTAACGTTTGATAATGTACATCCCCACTTTCCAGTGTAAGGAGACTGTACTACCGCGCCTTTAAACAATGATGTGAACGGTTTCTTTGTTTCTGGACAGATATAGGTGAATAGTACGTGTGAAGCTAAATCATTTTCAATGATTAGTTCTGGTATGTCCCAACCCAAATCTGGATAAGATGTATGACAGTATAGGTAATACTTTTTGTCGTCTGCTGGCTGATTGTCCAAAAACTTTTTAAATGCTTTGAAAAGGTCTGGATACAGCTTCCGTCTTTGATTACGCATAACAGTGCCAATGATTTTATATTCTGGATCTATGCCCATAGATAATTTATGAGCTTTTTTATCTAGCACGGGTTTATAAGCAGGATGAGCAGATGGTGGAGCAGAACCTAAGTAATTAATTTTGTCTCCAGACTGATCTTTTAAGATACCTCCCGCCCAGTCTGAGTAAGTAAAGCAAGCGTCTGCCCCAGCGTAGGTTGACACCCATTGACGAGCTTGTGGTCTAGCGTCAACCGTTGGCATGATTGCCCACTTGAAGAATCTTCTAAATGGAGATCTCTCAGCAAACTCAAGCATCCAAAAGTCACGAATGTCACAAACGATATCTGGTAAGAAGTCTAGGCAAACATGGTCAAAGATCCATTCGCCAAACTGATTAGTTCCAGATGAGTGAAATGCTTTTAGCTCTTCTTCTGAGGCTTTTGGTTCACATTCTGTATTTGGAGACACTCCGTAGTATTGCCAAGGAATGTTTGCTGCCCTTGGGTCGTTTCTTTGTCCGTAGGAAGACATTTCAGCAATTTCATACTTACCTGTACTGTGAAGATAATTTAAAATCTCCCTAGTATAAGTAGCGTACCCTGTGTTTAGAAAGGTAGCTTCGCTGCAAAATAGTATTCTTTTTTTTCTCATCTTATTCCTTGTCTAAACATCCAAAGTCAAATTCGTTAATTCTAAATACAATGTCATCAGAAGATTCTGTTTTCACGAACCCGTTTCTAGCGGAGGTGTAAACAGTCATCTTGGTTCCTTTCTTGCCTAGTTTAGCAATTGTGTCTGCACCACTAGCCCACGCCTGAAGCGTTATGGTCGTAGGAACTTTCTTCTTTTCACCACGTTTGTTCTTACGGTATTCGTAAGTTACCATTTTTACAGTACAGCAAGATGGCCCATCTGCATCACCTTCTATCTGTGGGTCGTGTAATAAATACCCAGTAAAAGTGCAATTGTTCATCAATGTCTCCGTTGTTTTAGTATAATAGTAGTACCCAAACCATGAATATCCAACTAGATTTCATGAATTTTGTCTACAATAAATGAGTTATCTTTCTCTACATTCCCGCACAATAATAGATTGTTACCTTCATATAATACATATTTATATTTTTCTCTAGCTTCTGGGAAAATAACAACACTGTCTAAAGAGCAAGAGTCGTCTTCTATGGTTAGAAATGCCATTAGCTTGCCTTGGGTTTTACCCTTCTTTACTTTGTGTGTTGCCATCCTGTTCACGTTTCCTGCGACACAAAGATTCTTTCCGGTTTTACCATTTAAGATATCCTTGCAAGTTGTATTTGCGATAGAGGTATCTGCCGCTTCAATCCTTGACAAAGACACAGGGCAGCCCAAGAACTTTGCTTCTTGCTCTATAATCCAAGCTGGGTCGTCAGAAAGGTCGTAGGGTGGCGACTTTAGCATTTCTATTTCGTTGTTAATAATCTGCATCCTCTCTGCTTTGCTGGTTCCTCCACCAAGCTTTTTAGTAGGTGCTAAGTCTACAAAGCAATCGTGTAGATTTTTCCACTTCTTATCCTTGTAGTGCTTTTGGACCCAAGTTACTTCTGCTTTTGTTAACTCTCTAAATATAAGATATTCATATAATGCTTTATTCCTAGTTACTAAAGTTTTCTTGGTTGAGAAGAATCCTATAGAGCATAGGGCTTTAAAGGCTGTTGCGTTAATACTTGTTGAGAGGTGGATCAGAATGTCCATCCAAGTAAATTTAGAAGCGTCTTTACCCGTTGACTCTTCTGCTTCTTTAATAGCTTTCATGGTTTTGTCGCCGTTGACACCCGTTAAAGACTTCACATCTTTAACACCAAACTGAATTACGTTTCCGTATGCTTCAAACTTAGTGCTGAACCTTGAAAGGTTTGGCGTTTTAACTTCTAAGTCAAACAGTTTAGCGTCTGATAGAAGCTCATAAACTTCTTGATGAGGGTCTTGCTTTTCTGATGCGTAGAAGAAATACGATAGAAAAAATTCTTTAGTGTGATTTGCTTTGTACCAAGCAGACCAAAAAGAATTCATTGCATAAGCAACGGCGTGTGACTTGTTAAAGGAGTATCTAGAAGACTTTTCAATCCACGAGAAGATTTCCTCTGCAACATCACTGTTAACCATTCCTACCTTCTTAGCACCTTTTATAAAGGACTTTTTTACTTTCTCCATCAGATCGGCTTTCTTCTTACCAATCGCTTTACGTAGCACGTCTGCTTCTTGCAGGTCAAATCCAGCAAGCTTTTGGGCGATACGCATAGATTGCTCTTGGTAAACCAAAACCCCGTATGTAGGTTTTAAAATCTCTTCCAAGGATTCATGCAAGTATGAAACATCCTCCTTCTTGTGCTTCCTATCAACATAATGCTGAGTCATAGATTTGCCATCTGTGATAGCTTTTAGACATCCCGGACGAATCAAAGCAATAAGAGCAGCTAATTCTTCTAGATTCTTGGGAGCTAATTTCTTAGACCAAGACCTACCAAGATTACTCTCTAACTGAAACACACCCTTAGTTCTACCATCTTTAAACAAATCCCAAGTTTTACTATCTTCGTAATCAATCATATTTTTCAACCTAAACGTATAGTTGTCCGTCTGCAAAAGCTTTTTCAAATTTCATATTCTTATAAACTGCTCTTCTTGATTTTTGCAGCTTTATAAATATATTAGCTGTATCTCTGACATCTTGCAATGCATCGTGAGCATTTTCACTAGATAATCCCATTCTTTCTCTTAGGCTATCCATACTAATAGACTTAACATTGGGGTCGCCTTCTGTCCAGAGCCACACATCGTCCATTACATCAATCTTATATATCTGATGAAATAATTTTTGACACTCTCTCTTGTCGTCGTAAGGTCCGTACTCCTTACATAGTCGGTCTACAATCTTCATGTCATAACCGATGATGTTAAATCCCGCTGGTATTGGAGCAAAATAAGGTGTGCTTTTCCAGTTGTACTTATTTACAAAGGTACAGAATTTTTTCCAGACACCTTTGGGTAGTGGAGCTTTAGCTAGCTGTTCTCTGGTCTGACCGGTAACTTTCAAAGCACCCTCTTCAATTGGATCAACGCCCGCTGCGACTGCTTTTTTGTCATCCAAGATTGGACGCATCATGCTATTGAACTCTCCCTTGACTCTAAAGTTTCTACCGTCTAAAGCCAACGCTGCAATTTGCGTTGGTTGACACTTCATTGGGTTCCGACCACCTGTTTCAAAGTCAAATACTATAATATCTCTGTTCATACTAGTTCCTTAATTTTCATAATCTTGTCTAATAAGTTAATACCGAGTACGTCAAATTTTACGTGACCTAAAGATTCTAAGTCTGCCATCTCAAGACCAGCAATTTTTTCTCCACCGCTTTTCTGGTTTACCATAGGGCAAACTTTGTGCAACGGTTCTGCTGATATTACGACACCAGCAGCGTGTTTACCCTGTGTTTTAAATGTTCCTTCTATTCTGATTGCTTGGTCAAAAAACTCTGCGTAATCTCCGTCAAGCTCTCCACGATCATTAATAAAGCAATAATCTCTAAGGTCTTCTGGATTATTGATTAGTGACCATCTAATAATAGATCTGTCTTCCTCATCCATCTCTGCGAGTTGATCTGAAATTGCAGCTTCGTCAGGTATGGCTTTTGTTATCTCGTTCATTTCGCTAAAACCGCAAGCAGCGTTAACTCGTAGCACTTCTTTCAGTGCGCTCCTGCCTTGTAGTCTTCCGAATGTCAACATCTGACTAACATTACTATTTCCATACTTATCTTTCAAGTATGTAATAATCTCGTCTCTCTTGTTTCCCGGTACGTCCATATCAATATCTGGCAGGGATACGTGGGTTTCTGTGTTTCTACCGCTATTGTAGAATCTCTCAAACAGAAGATCAAATTCAATGGGGTCAATCTTTGTGATACCCACCAAGTAAGATATCAGACATCCAGCAGCGGAACCTCGCCCCGGACCAGATAGCCAACCTTGGCTGTTTACATGATTAACGATATCTTGTACGATTAGAAAATAACCGAATAGATTGGCATTTTCTATAACATCAAATTCCATCAAAAATCTATCAAGATATTCTTGCTTCTTTTTCTTGTCTTCCACCTTGCCATGTTTAACAAGTAGCTCTACCCAACCTTTTCTCGCTAGGTCTCTCAGGTAATCTTCTTCAGACTTTCCGTTTGGTGCTGGAAAGTTGGGCAGCATAGGCTTGTTCAATATCTCATAGTTGTCACACTTGTTGTATATTTCTTTAAATCTTTCAATCTTTGTGTCTGATAATATTAGTTCTGCTACTTCTACATCGTCTTTTAAGAAGAAGTTGTTTTGCTCAAAGAACTCTGAGTTTTCAATATTTTCATTATTGTTTATACTCTTCATTACCTTTGGCAGTGTAGTCTTCATCGCAGAGCATAGGCTAATTCTATGAAGGGGTGCGTCAGATCTGTTCACATAATAAGTTTCTAAGAAGCACTCAGTCTTCTGATAGAAATCTTCACCTTTTATGGGAGACTTTGACACATCTTCAGCGACACATATAAAGTTTCCATTTTTACACAGGCTTACCACCAAGCCATTGTCAACAACTCCGTCAGCACTTATTGATGAGACTATTTCAATAAGTTCTAGCCAACCTTTTTTGTTCTTACAGAATAGATGAAATCCATCAAAAGAACAGCCAATGATTGGTTTAATGTTATTAGAGATGCAAGATTTATAAAAAGATATCACTCCAGATATAGATTTATAGTCTGCTATACCACATGCAGGGTATGAATTTTGAGAGCATTTTTTAGCTAACTCATGTGGCTTAGAAAAGCCCTTTTGTAGTGAGTAGTGTGTGTAATTACACAGGGGGAACCAGTCCATATTCTTTTTCCTTCAATGTTTGTAATCAAATAGAGCGGTACTATATTATAGCACCGCCCTATTGAATATGCAATCTAAATATGAAAATATTTACCAAGCTCTGCAAGACCAGTATCTAGCCTTCCATTTTGGCCCCGGATTATCGCAGTTATGTCTAGCCCGAAAATTCTTTCTTCGTCCCGGATCACTCTTCTTAATTTTCATGTTAGGGTCTCCAAAGTTGACCTTAACTACGTTCCCTTTTTCATTCTTAACGTACACGGATCTTTTCTTTGGTCCGTCTGGCGTTCTGAAAGGCTTATTTAATTTTACTGTTTTCCCTTGGTATTTTGATGCACTGGCAGGAATGAGAGTGCGTCCATCTTTTTTATAAATACCTTGACGTTCATACTGATAAATCTCTCCAGTCTTAGGGTCTTTATATTTATAGTCTGCTTTGGCTTTTCCTGCTCTTGGATGTCCTTTAGGTAGAAGGTCATTATCTGTGGTATACTTGGGATTAGATGGTCTACCACTTCTGAGTAGCTTGAGGAAAGCGTTTACTCTAGCGATAGCCCAGCCATGACGACTCATTTTTGGGGCGTGACTAGTAGAAAAAGCTCCAGATCCACGACGATAGACTGCCTTGAGCATACCCAGTGTAGCCTTAGAACCTTTGCCTTTAGCGTTGTGTTCTTTGACCTTTGCTGACAGTTGAGCAGTCACCTCTTTGCTGAACGTGACCTTTCCTGAACCATCCTTTGCGCTGTCAGGCTTGTTCTTTTTGGAGCCTTTCTTTTGGTCTTTCTTGGGGGCGGGAGTTCTACGTGGATCTTTTGGTCCCGGCTTGTCTGCTTCTGCATGATCTGCATAACTAAGATACTCGTCGTCAGACTGAGCGCGTTTTAGCTGATCTTGAGTTGGTCTTCCTTCTTTTTCAGTTTTAGCAGGCTTATAATTTTTGCCTTCTTTTTGTTTCTTTCTGCGAATATTTTCCCATAGTCCCGGACGATCTGCTGCAAAATCCCAGACAAGCTCATCTTCCCCATAGTCAATGTAATCTTCTTCTTCTGGAACTACAAAGTTAGCTTCTGTAATTTCTTCTGTGTATCCATACTCTTCGTAGTTATACTTGAAGTCTGCTGCTTGAACATAGTCCATACCTTCGCAGGCTTTAGATAGGCAGACCCCTGTTCTTTGATCTCCTTTTTTATATTCTTTATTCATGTTGGGGTCTGACATACAGCGAGACATAAATTCGCTTCTGTCTTCACCGTCTTTTCTTTTTGGAATTGGCATTATTTTTCTCCTAAGATGTGATGTTTTATGTCTTGCCACAAAGCCCCTGTGATAACCATAGATGCATCATTATCTGATGGATAATGAACACCCTGTAAAACTCTGGCTTTACCAGCTAAGTCTATTTTGTCAAAAATTTCCGATGAAAGATGTGGATAATGTTCTGCTAATATATAACCCATCATTGCAGCTTCCGCAGTGTGACCAGACGGATAAGCTGGTGTATGATGAGTGTCAGTTACTAATACTTTTAAATCTATCCCATACGCTTCTGCTAGCTGATAAGGTCGCGGCCTATTGAATTTCCACTTTAAGTTTAAAATAATAGGCTTTATTATTCCCCACGCTTTTTTAAGCTGATCTTTATGATTCTTTAAATTATGTTTCTTTATCATTTTTTCAAACACGCTATTGGGATCAACATCCACCATGATAACTAAATCTTTTTCAGATGATGAAAGATTTCTAGTTAACTCACTCATATCCATTAGTTCTTGTATGGTGAAGTGACTGGTATTTTCTGGGGGTATGGGCAATACACCATTCCACCCTATTGTGACTTTATCAGAAACGTTCCACTTCTTGAACCCTTCATCATATTTCATACTTCTTATTGATGAAGTTACATTCTTATTAGCTTCCGGTATTAATTTGCTCACGCTATGTCCTTTAAAATATTTTTAGAATCTTCTTTCACGATACTGTGGGGTCTGCCGTCCGTAGCGGTGTATCGCGTTGGTTTCATCATGTCCAGATGATCGTAAATAGTCCAAGCCAAATCCTCTGGCCCACATCTCCCTTGATCAAAGTCGTCTGCGTTGGGGCTAGACGCTCCAATGGTGCGCCCCATTTCATAGCTACCACAACTAATCATAAGCGGTGCTAGTTTACCAAAGTGATCTCTACCTTGATTTTGATTTACTTTTGGGGTTCTGCCAAACTCGGAAGTAACCACAAGCATAACACGCTCATACATGCCTCTAGCTTCTAGGGTATCCATAATTTTACCAAGGTAATGATCTAACTCTACCTGTTTTGTAGATAGTGCTTGACCAATATTTTGGTGCATATCCCAACCGCCATAACTTAATGACACAAACTTAGAGCCAGCCTCCAGCAATCTAATTGCAGTAAGGGCATCCTGCCCAAGAGTTGCTTCCTTGAACTTGTTGTAATCTTTGTCGTTCTCGTAGCGGAACGCTTTAGAGCCATTACCAAGGATGATGTCAACAGATTGATTACGAAGGTCACTCCAGTCCTTTGCCATCTGTTGTTTTTTAGCGATAAAATTACCATCAATTACATTAAGGGCATGGAGTCTACGCTTGAAATCATCACTTTTACCAAGTAGCTGTAAGTCTTTACGACCCTCTCTGGTCGCGTCAAAGCCTGTATATTTACCGCCAAGCCAAGCCGCCCCATTGTGATCGTAAGAGCCTAGCTTAACGTATGTAGGCAATCCATCGTCTGTGTTTACACCGTGATGCTTGCTCATCATAGAGCCGTAGCTAGGCCATTTAGAGCTTGTTCCAGTCCCAAAATTAGCTTCGCCCGTAACAACCCAGTGAACAGCAGAGGCGTGATTTTGATCTCTATGCCCAAACGCTCTAGGGATTACAATTTTGTCTGTACGTTTAGATAATTCTTTAAATAAACCGCCTAACTCTACACCAGCCACGTTTGTCTTAGTCGCACCTGTTACAGATCGCCGGTCAGCAGGAGCAAATGGTATAGGATTAAAAGTCTCAATATGAGAAGCACCGCCTCCAAGGAATAGGAATAATACTGCGGTATCTTCTTTTTGCTTATCATCTGCATAGCTCGCTGTTACATTTCCGCAAACAAAGGTAGTTGCTCCTAGCTTAATAAAATCTCTTCTTTTCATTTTATTTCCCTGCTGGTTTACGTAGTGGTTCCCATTCTGACACGCAGTCTGCATGTTGATAATTTAACTTTTTAGCTCCAACAAAGTCTGTAAAGACAGATTCTTTAAAACATTCTTTATTACAGACATCACAAACGCGACCAACTTTTACATATGCGTCAACAGCTAAGATGCTGGAAAGTGTGAATATGGTAAACCAAGAAAAAATCCTAGAAATTTTCATTATCCCGGAGCCTCATAAAATCCAATGTTAAATCCGGGCGCGGTATAGTCTTCTATTACCTTATCCATCCCGTCTTTTTTAAGTGCCTTCTCTATAGTTATACACATATTTTCATCCTTACCTTCAAAGTTATTCTTGCAAAAATGACATAAATATTTACATTTGAAGTTAGTTCTAGTGTGATCAATTGGTTTTGGGCTTATATTCTGTTGTATTTCTTGAAAGCGTTTCTTTAGTTTTTCTAAGAATCTAGCTTCATCTGACTTATCTAAACAAATGCTAAAAGGTGTGGGGTCAACCTTTCCCTCCTTATCCTTATAAAAGAAAATGCTCATTATTCTATATTTAAACTGTGGATATACTTTAGATATAGCGTAGAAGTATAGCAATAATTGAGCGTCATCTTCCAGCTTTTCGTAGTCTTTGACTTCCCCTGTAGCCCAATCCATCCTACGTCCAGTCTTCCAGTCAACAACCTCAATAGTGTCTTCGTCTACAAGCGTTGTCAAGTCAATCGTACCCTTGATCGCAAGTTGTCCTTTTACTGTTTCGCCGTTAATTTGGTACTCAAATTTTGCCCAATCTTCCTCAATGGGTATGTCAAATTGAGCTTCTGGATGGTAAATGTTTCTTTTTCTTGGGTCAAATAATCCGTCACTATGAGTCAAGAAGGTCTGAACAGTTTCCCTTACTATTTTCCTATCTCCACGATAAAATTTATGCTTAGAGCCTTCTGCGTACTTCTTGATCGCTAACTCTGTCATGTCGTCAACAAACTCATCAGTGTATAGCTCTTCTTTTTTTATTCTTATTTTACCACACTTATCGTCTTCAATCGCAAGATATTTTTTACGGGAATTATCTTGTTGAAATTTTTTAAGACTTGCTAAAATTTCCATGACCTTGTGAGCCATAGTCCCCATATCTGCTTTTTTACCACTATCAGACCGCCAACCTAAGACGTAGGTTAGAAAATATTGCATTTGGCAATAATCGTAATTGTTGTAGGATGAACTTCTAACGTATGTTACTAGCATTTTTTTCCTTTAAAAGATTGTATAGTTGTTTACCCTTTCGCACAAGGTCTTGAATGTTTCCATTCTGGTTGTCAATATAATCTGAAAAGGAGTAATCGTCCAGAGCCACTTCACTTGAGTGGTTGTCATCAAATACTTGTCGCTTCATTCTCACCACTAATCCACTAGCTTCTTCTATAGCTTTAGCTTCGTTTGGAAAGCGAACATCCGCAACGACTGCTAACGCTGATTGCTCTGAAGTTATTCTTCTAATTGTATTGTTTGTCCAGACTGGTGCGTAAATTTTACGCATAATATCTGTACCAATGAATTGCATAAACTCACGCGAAGTCATTGGTCCTTCTCTCCAACCCCAAGACTTTCTAGCGTCAATTGGCATCTTAACCATCAGATTCATGTTTTGAAATCTTGGCATGTTCTCCCAACGTAAATGCTCCTGAAGCTGATTTTTTTGCTCGTCAGTTCCCCAGACACACTCGTTTGGCACGTCAAACAAATCTGTACACATCCACTTTACTGTATCCGCAAAGCTGTATAACTTTATAAAGGGCCACATGTGATGTTCCGCATATGATACAAAATCATCATCTTTTCTTGAGATGTCAAATTCTCCCCATTTATCGTCTGTCAAGATGTTTAGCTTCCCACCATTACTAATATTCCAATCTTGTATTGCTTCTGTTTCACTAAGTACAATCCCATGAAGTATATTAGCTATTGTGCTTTTCCCAGACTGTTTCTTCCCAGCTATTCCCAAGATCATTTATAATATCCTTCTAGATTGTGTAATATTTCTGTTTGTATTTTTTCTTGCTTCATATCTCCCAAGTCTTTGCTTGACATCTTAGGAAAGACTAAGGTGAACAATCTGCTCATTTCTCTTTTTATTTTAATTTTAGATTCTCTACCTGCTTGGTCGTTGTCTGTTAGTACTATTAATTTTGTAGCACCGCTTTCTAATAATAGTTTTTTTTGCGTACTTGATATATCTCTACCAAATAAACCGACAACATTTCTTACTCCGCACTCCCACAGTCTCCATACATCACCCTGACCCTCTACTAAGAACAGGGTGTTTAGATGAGCTAAGGATTGTATTGCGTTGTGGTAGTTGTATAAGTATTGCGACTTTTTAAATCCTCTAGACCATAGATACTTTGGCTGAATAAAATCTCTTGTTGCTCTAGCGATGAATCCAATTTCTCTTCCTTCTGAATCTGGGATTGGAATAATTGATCTATGTCTGAAGGAGCCGGTGGTTTCGGAAGAGTCGCAAACTCCAAAAAATTGCAACGTTTCTTTTCTATAGCCTCTAGATGTAAAATAGTGTGACGGAGATCCGTCAGTTTTTGGTCTTGTGACGTGTTCCACTCTGACATCACATTGATCCTTTCTTTCTGTTCTGCTAATTGCGCGAACAAGTAGCCCAAAGTCACTATTGTCAACACTAGCAGAATTATTGCTGCTGTTACCATCTTTTTTAGCTCCGTTTACATCGTAAAGTTTACATACATACTTCAGCGCTTCAGAAAAAGAGTCTGTTTGTAGAACCCCTTTTACAAAGCCAAATATGTCAGACTTGTAATCGTCTTGACATCCGCGAGTCCAACATCTCCACATCTGCTTATCTAATGATATAGAAAGTGCGTTTGGGTTGTCGCTACCCTCATGGATGGGACACTTCATAAATATATTATCGCCATCCTGCGTATATTCTAGATTAAAACTGTCTAGCAATTTGTAAATATCTGCAAAAATAATCTCACGTACTTTAGCTAAGTCTAGTGTTGATTTATTTTTATGTATTGCTTTGCCGTACATCTACAGCCACCTCCGCAGTATTTGCAAGTTTGTCTAACATTATTATAGTAGTCATCTAGCTCTTTGTTCAATGTAAATCCGAAATTTTCTAAATTTTTACATGACATACACGCCCCGTCTGGCCTAACCCAAGCATAAGAATAAACTTTATCGCAGTAGCCTAAATATTCTAATCTTAACCTTGTTAGTTCTTGTCCTATGCCTTGCTTACGATAGTCTGGGTGAACCACTACGCATCTAAGCATACACTCTGCAACCGCTGCCCACCCCACAACCCTATCTTCGCTTAGGGCTATCCATGCACATTGTATTTCATTTAAATGATCACTAAAGTATCCGCTAGCAAAAGAGTCGTCTACCAGCCTATTTGCTTCAAAGAGATGGCGATAACTAAATTTTTGACTTGGTAATGAATAATAATCTATCATCAAGTACTCTGGTCGTTATGAGTCCTGTTTACACGAACAAACCTTGCGGTTTTACTAAAATCTTTTAGTGATGTAGCGCCAGTATAAGCGCAAGCACTACGCACACCCCCAAGAATATCATTGATGGCATGTTTTACTTCTCCTTTGTACGGAACTTTCTTGACTCTACCTTCACTAGTAGCGTATTCATTCATTCCACCGTTATGCTTGTCTTGAGCTTTCTCTGAGGACATACCATAAAATGTTAGGCTTTTCTTTTTCTCGTTCTCATATTCCCATTCTCCTTCACACTCTTCTGCGCCCGCAAGCATACCTCCCAGCATTACAAAATCTGCCCCGGCAGCGTAGGCTTTAGCTACATCTCCAGCGGTTCGGCATCCTCCATCTGCACAGATTAAGCCAAGACGACCAGCGTCTGATCTTAAACCGTGAGCAACATGAGCGCACTCTGCAATTGCTGATAACTGTGGGTATCCAACTCCTGTTTTTAATCTAGTGGTACATGCAGAACCGGGACCAATGCCAACCTTAACGATGTCAACTTCGCCATGTAAAATTAACTCTGATACCATTTCTGGAGTCGCCACATTACCCGCCATGATAATTGAATCAGGAAATTCTAATCTAATCTTAGCACAGTAGTCAACAAATCTTTCTGTATATCCGTTTGCAATGTCAATACAAATATTTGGTGAAGACTTTATTCTATCTTCTATATGAAACAGTTTTTCTAGCTCATGATCTAAATCCATCCCAACGCTAACCCAAACATTATTTTCAACGTTATAGTATTTAAAATAATCTTCTATAACTTCTCCATTGTAGTGCTTGTGTAGACATGTAATCATTTCATACACACTGAGGGCAGTACCCATCTTAAATGTTCCCGTAGTATCCATATTTGCCGCCATGATAGGAACGCCATGCCACTCCTTAGAGGAATGATAGAAGTTAAACCTTCGCGTTAGGTCTACTTCCTTTCTACTTGCCGCTGCCGACCTTTGTGGTACGAGTAAGACATCATCAAAGTCTAGCTTTATATCTGTATCAATTTTCATTGTTATTCCTCATCTAAATCAAACGGTAACTCAGAACCTTCAATTACACCATCTGCATCTGGAGACTCTCTAATTTCATCTCTACTTCTTAACTCTATCAATTGCGAATGAGAACCTATCATATTCATGTTGATATAGTTACCATCCATAAGCCCAGATCCATGTCTAGCTTTTAAAGTTACTAACTTGCGATTACCTGCTCCGGGACCATCTTCAGCAAGCTCCTCTGCTGATTTTAATTTAAATATAGAGAATGACGTACATAGCCAAATAAGTCTGTCAGATCCGCTTACAGCGTCTGTGGACTCTTTGGTGATCCCATCTCTGTTTAACTGCACAAATGAAAGGCATGGAAAGTCAAACTTTACTGCCAAGTTGTGCAAGTTGGTGATCTGAAAACCAAGAGCTTGGTACTCTTGGATATTATTTGATATGCCCGACGAAGACATAAGTTTTAGGTAATCATATACAACCAAGCAATCGTTTGTTTTGCCGTTGTCGTCTTGTCCTACCGTGTGCATCACCCATCTTTTAATTGCATTTAGGATAGTTTCAAACGGCGCGCCAGCAACACTTACATAAGTGTATGGGATATCTCTGATTTCTTCTATGGCTTCTTTGACTTTTATAAACTTCTCATCATCCTCAGAGAATTTACCTGTTGCAACTTCCTGAATTGGTACGCCACTAATGTTTGATACGATTCTGTTTAGGTGATCTTCCTTGCTCATCTCGGTATCAAGCATGAGAACGGGTATGCCTTTACGAGCATTGTGTAGTGCTACATTATCTGCAAATACTGACTTACCAACTCCGGGCCTTGCAGAAACCAGATCAACACACTTGCGCCGCAAGCCACCGCCAACAACAGCATCAAATCTAGGAAATCCGCTAGACAATCCGATTTGATCGCATTTGTTTTCCATAAGAAATTCAAAATATTCATCTATGTCGTCTCCTAACTTTTCAGGTTTTTCACCAGTGTCATCATCTCTGAGAAAATCCATAAGTGGATTCTCAATTAAACCGATAATATCGTCAATTCCTTCGTCGCCATTGATAGAGTCAATATCTGATCCTATCTTCTTGGCGATTCTTTTTGCTTTACGTGCAAACTCAAACTTTTTTACTTGAGCAGCAAAGTAGATTACATTCTGTTTCTTAACCGGATAGTCAATTAAAGATTTAATATACTCTAATTCTTGCGGTGTGTTTATAGACTCTATTAAGTCCAATTGCTCCGCAGCAGATAGTATTGCAGGAATATCAACGTCTGCTTCGTTCTCTAAAATCTTTTCTACACATTTATATAGAACTTGATTGTTCTTATGGCTAAAGCTAGAGTGATCAATTAGATCTGATATTTCAACATAGGATTCAAAACCGTAAGAAAACAATCCTGCAAGAACTGCTCTTTCAGCGCCTATATCAGATAGGGTAGTTGTCATTTTATCTTCCTGTGCAACGGTTGCATCTCATGTATTCGCCATAAACTAAGTTTGCATTCATGGTAAACTCTTTACCACAAACATGACACTCTACTGTCTTTTTATTTGGTGCGCTTCTTTTTCTAGGTGTTCTTTTAAAATCTGGAGTTTCAACCTCTTGAAACTCTCCTTGATCTTCCCATTTGTTCTTTTTAAATTTCACTGGAGATTTCCCGGTTACTACCTGTTCTCTTTTTACTCTAAAGTCCTCCGTCACACTGGACTGAGGTTTTGAGGAAACCGCTTCCTCTATTGGTTTTTTTTCTGACGCCCCCATCAGACCTTGCATAAGTTTCTGTTTCTGCTCGTCCGACAAAGAGGCAACAAAGTCATCAAAATTCATTTTCTTCTTCCTTTTTCAATTAGAATATCTGCCTTGCGGCGAACATTATATTCTCTACTTTTTAGTAGCTCTAGCCTACTTTCCGCTGTTATAAGCCACTCATTAATGTTTTTAGCTATGTCATTATCTCTTTTTATAAGGTCAACTTTTGTTTCGTATTTCATGAACTGTATATCAATTTGTGTCACCTCGTGAGCAACAATACTTCCAAGATTTTGTTTACACCACCTAACAACATTTTCGCTCTGCGATCTAGACCAAGCTATGTGATCTGCATATTGATAAAGTTGATAGGCATAGTTAAAACAATCATCTTGAGTAAGCTTCTCCATGTTTTCAATACTTAAAGTTTCTGCAATCGCAAACTGTGGGTTAAAACTAGTGGGAGCTATATTAGCACCAGCTATGTATGTTTGTATACCTTCTAAAAACTTTTGTAGTCTATCTGCTGCGTTCAATTTTTTCTCTCCAATATTCTGGATCTTCGTCCCAGCGTAACTCTACTAATTCAATATCATTTATTCTACACCACTCTTTCTTATCTAGATCTCGCTTTTTAGCTTGTGCGAATCCTATTTTACTCTTATGAAAGAATGGGGTATATTTAAAGTGTTGTTCTCCATGTACCTCTATAGCTATTGTACACGATGGAATCAAAAAGTCAAGAGCTAACTTAGATTTTTTCATAGAAGAACCGGGAAGCGTAACTTCTTCAAGTATCTGATAGGGATGGAATAAAGGAATTATAAGCTCCCTAGCTTGTAAGTGATAGAAGCTACGCTTGCTCCGGTTGCTGGTAAGATATTTCTTAGTGTCAAGATTATATTCTCTACCGTTTAGTCCTAAGACTTTCATAGCAACATCTCTCTGACCTGAGAGATTAAATAGTCTTGAAGGGCTGGGTTATTGTTTAAAAACTTAACCATCTTTTCCATGCCTTGAAATTTAAAAGCCTTTTCAACATCCTCTACTTCGTTTTCAACTATCCAGCTTTTAACTACTGGGTCATCTTGATTGTCTACAAAGCAAGTGATTGTATACCAAGCGCCTTTTGCTGAGATCATAGCAAACTCTGTGGCTGTTTGTGCAATTTCTTGAGCTTCGTCAATACCTATGCCGTAACGAATCCAACTTGAGGCTGTACTCATAGGAGTACCGCCAGCAGCAGATGTCTTAATTACCCAGTTAGCAACTTGACCAACGTGATTTCCAGACTCTTTGGGGACTTCCCACTTTCCACGATGAGTAATAATCATATTAGTTCCAGCTTGAAACTGTAGCATGTTACCACAATCTGCCATCTTGCTAGGAGAAAAGCGTGATCCACCAGTGTTAGCGATATTGTGAGTAATGAATACAGCAATGACTTTCATCCTAGAGACATCGCCGCTAATACGTTTAAAGAACATAGACAACAGTCGCGGTAGAGCGTTACGAACACCCGTGCGAATCTCACCGTCAATCTCATCCTGTGGAACCATGTTGGATGTAGAGTCACAAATCAAGAACAAGTTTTCTTCTTCTTTGATAAGACGCTCCATGATATTGAGGTATGTTTCCGCAGAGACAATGGGCGTATCATCTGTAGCTTGCACAATTTGAATTGCATCAACATCAAGACCTTTGATACCATTAAAGTTCTGCTTGGTTAGACGACCCTCTGTATTTAGATAGTATACCTTCTTGCCTTTGGCCTGTGCTTTTGCGGCAGCGTAAAGTGCTGTTGTCGTTTTCCCTGTCTTCGGATCGCCGGTCATAACAACAACTTGACCTTCTCTCAAGCCTCCACCTAGAGCAATGTCTAGCGCTGGACTCACACTAATAGTTTCGTATGACTCAAGAGATTCTAAAACTTTGGTTCCAGACTGAATGACTTTTCCATACTTTTTAGTAAGCTGTCCAACAATCAAGTCGCCATCTTCAACTATTGTCTTTGTCGTCTTTTTTCTCGGCATCTAGCTCTATGCTCCTAAGTTTGTCCAATTTTGATTTCTTTCCAAAGGTCTTACTTCTACTTTTGGGATTTTTCTTAAACTCTATCTTTTGACTTGTATCTTCTTGTTTATCTGCCAAGAGTGCGTACTTATTTATAATAGTCTTTGCTCTCTTGTTATTCAAAGAAAATATAGATTTAAATTCTGGCGAATGGATAGCCTTTACCAACGCTTTCTCACTGATGTTTTTTAAGATTTTGTTAGCTGCGATTAGTTGTTTTTTAAACGTCCAATCCCAAGGTTTTTTACTCCAGAATTTGTAAGGTAGAGATCCTTTATTTTTATACTCAGCATTTCTCATGCACATTATCTCTGCTACGTAAGCCGCGCATGTGCAGTATTCTCCTGTGCTTTGATGCTTATACTTGCTCTTGTCTGTTCTCTTTCGTTTTGTCATAATAAATGATCGCTTCTGTAAAACATTCATCAATACCCACTACCTCGCTTTTTTCATCAGTTAATTCTGGCACACGATACATTTGTTTGTGCATTTCACCATCTATCAATCTACCTATAGTTATGTAGTGGTTTGTAATTCCACCCATCATTCCTAGTACAGATTTTACTAAATATATAGCATCAATATCTGCTAGATCTATTTCAATATTATGTGACTTAAAGGACATCTGTAGTTCTACTACATTTAAATCCTCTTTATCGCAGGTTTTCTTGATGTCAAGCCAATGCCTATGATTTGAAAAGTAATACTCGGTTTCGTCACTAAGTTTTACTTTTATCCAAGTGGCGTTTTTGTCTGTCTTGTACGCTTTTAAAAATTTGTGATGTTTCATTTTATACTCGTGGTGCAACCTTTGGATCTTGAAGTATGATTTACTTTCTTTCTAAATTCGTCACCCATGCTTGATGCGTTCTCTGTCATCACTGTTGCCCCCCTACTTGAAGCAAATTGTTCAGCTAGTGGAGTTTTATTTTTGTCTTTACATTCGTCTACATATTTGTTTACAATAGATTTAGCTCTATCCAAATCCTTACATAGTGATTGCACATCTGTACTTCCGCAGAAACTTTCAATGTAGTGTTTTTCTGCTTTGCTTAATGGTCCTTTTTTAGTCATTTGTTAATCCTCTCCTAGCCCTTGTCATATAAAGTGAATTTTTAGTTCTTAAATACATCATATAAAAATCAAACGTTGTCTTAGAGACTTGCTCCATCTTGGTTTCAACCCAAGCGCTGTTCCTTTTGCTGTAAGTACCCATTGGGTCAAAGGGGCTGTTTTGATGCACCCTAATATAGTATAACTCATTCTTGTTTTTTACAACCGAAACTTGGGATGCATATACTTTTTCTTTATTTTTTACTTTTGTAGCTTCGCCTTCTTTGTTAAAAGATATTGTTTGTCTACTTGTCTCTGAGAATTCTGTATGTTTTTGTATGTATTTCATTTTTTACCCCTCATGATATAGTCTGCTTTTTGTTTCTTATTCATCTTACTTATTTCTTTTGCGGAAGCAGAACCAGAATTATTATACCAAGGAGTTTCTGATTTTGGTGCTTGTTCAGATTTTTTTTGCTGTTGTTCTTGAATTTGACTCTTATTATTTTTAGTGTTTTTATCTATCAGACTACCGATGGTGTTTCCACCGGTAACAAACGCATAAGCTCCTCCGCTGATAACCCTCCTAAGAGAGTCCTTCCCGCAACAAGGGCATTTACTTAGTGGCTCATCTGATACTTTTTGATAAACATCTTCTAGTAAATGCTCGCAATCTGCACATTCGTAGTCGTATAACATTTAGTTCTCCAATGCCCTTAAAAATCTTCCTATAATTCCGTTTCTCTGAATGTCTTCGTATGTTAAGTGAGAAATACCTATTCCCTCAACTCTCTCTAGCTTGTTCATACAGTATGACAGTCCACTTCTACCCCTAAGATCGTTCTGCTCAATGTCTCCATTTATTAAAACTTTAGAGTTCTGACCCATACGAGACACAAACATCTTAATTTGATCTTCAGTGCAGTTTTGGGCTTCATCCAAAATCATATAAGAGTCGTGAAAGGTTGATCCCCTCATAACCTCTAATGGTTTATACTGAATTTGCCCGCGATTAGAATAATGACCGTAGTAACTTTGTCCTAGAAAGTGTTTAAAGTTTTCTTTCATTGGTAATAGATACGGTGCAATCTTTTCGCCCATTTCTCCGGGGAGAGATCCGATATCTTTACCCGTACAAACAAGTGGTCTACTGATTATAATATTCTCTATCTCTCCTTTGTGTAAATGGTGTGCTGCAATTCCAGCCGCAATATAGGACTTACCTGATCCCGCCGGTCCAGAACAAAATACTATATCATTTTCCACGATAGATATTATATAATCTTTTTGATTCTCCGTCTTAGCTTGTAAGGGTTTAAGTTTTTGATTATTAGTTTTTTTAAGCTCATCTCTACGTTGTCTTTTAGTAGTTTTCATGTATTACCCTTGTAGTAATAAAATTTAAAGGTCGGACTCCTTTACAAAAACGCCGTCAACCATCTTTCCTTTTCTGTCTTTGATATCTTCCCAAGCCTTGTTTAAACACTCAGAGAGTATTACTCCATTTCTCTCTGCGATGTTTATCATAACGACTAACATATCTCCTATGTCGTCTTTTATGTCTTTACCTTTACACACGCTGTCGGAAAGCTCTCCAAGCTCTTGTGACAATTTTAATACTTGGTCTTTATCTGTACTGCCATTTATTAAATTTCTGTCATAGTGCCATCTAATAACCTTCTCTACAAGTGTGTATAAATCTTTGTCTTTTCTTGTAAAGCCTTGCCTGTCACAGCAGCTTTGTTCTATTTCAAATTTTTCTTTTATACCATGAACTGTTTCAACCACAGCTTTAATTACTTTAGATTTACAGCAATTATTATTTTTCTTTACTTGTAAAGCAAGCTGTTCTGTTCTGGCTATTTGGTCGTGAATACAGTTCTCTGAATTATTAGTCATAGTGAAAAATCTCCTAAGTCCATATCGTCTAAATCATTTTTACTAGCACCTATTTTGTAGCTAGTAATTTCATGTTCTTGTGGGGCAACCTGTACGCTTTCGCTTTGCATCCAAGCTTGAGTCCAGCCTGCAATTGGGTTTTTACCAGCGTTGTCGTAAGGTAGACCAATTGCTTTTCTTCTGCTCATACACAGCCAATCAATGTATTGATGAAGCACAGGTTCATTTAATCCAATAATTGAGCCATCTTTAAACAGGTATGAAGCCCATTCTTTTTCTTCTTGTGCGGCTCTTTCAAACATCTCAATTGCTGCTCCTTGACACTGCTTTGCCGTGTTTATAAAACCTTCTGATTCTTCTGTGTGTAGAATTTTAAGAATGTTTTGAGTGCTAGCTAAGTGTAAAGCTTCATCGCGTTTAATTAATTTAATAATGTCTGCGTTACCCACCATCTTTTTATTTTCTGCAAATGCAAAACTACAAACAAAACTTACATAAAAGCGTATAGCTTCTAAGATGTTGATGCTTACAACCGTCATGTAGATTTGTTTTTTAATATCAGAAGTCTTGTTAGTACCGCAAGACATTCCCATCAAGTTATTATAGTCTGCAATGGCGCTGTTTGCCCGCTTCATAATCTCTTTATCTTCATAAATTCCACCAAAAACTTCTGAACTGTCGGCAAAAACGTTTTGAATGACATAGCTGTAGCTCTGTGAGTGAATCTTCTCAAAGAATTGCCAAGTCATCATACATGCTTCAAGCTCTGTATTAGTAACAAACTCAAGTAGAGTTGGTACACCTCTACAGATAACGCTATCTAGCATCGTTTGATACTTGAGGTTAGATGTAAAGATAAACTTTTCGTTAGGCGACATCTCTTTAAAATCGCCGCGATCTTTCTTTAGTTCAATCTCTTCTGGTCTCCAGAAGTTCATCATCTGCTTGCTATCAAGACTTTTGAAAATAGGATATTTCACTACATCATATCGCTGAACCCCAAGGTCTTTACCAAGAAATAGAGGTTGACTCATAGGGTCTACATTTTTTGTATTAAAGATAGTTTTCATATTGCACATGCTCCAGATTCGCAGTTCATTTCTTTCTCTGTGTCACCATCGCCGTCTGGCGTATTGGCATAATAAAAGTTTTTCAGTCCGTATTTATATCCGTACACTTGGTCTTTAATTAAAACACTTAGTGGGATGTTGCCGTCATCATAATGAGAGTAGTTATAGTATAAGTTAGTACTCATACTCATGTCTACGAACTTTTGTATAACAGCAGCAACGTTCATCATTCCCTTGTTGTCAGTCATTTCCCAAGCCATAGTGTAATAATTTTTACGTAGATGGTAATTTGGAACAAGTTGCTTGAGAATTCCGTTCTTTGCTTTTTTGTGAATCAGCAGGGATCTGACCGGCTCAATTCCGTTTGTACTGTTTTGAATAACGGAGCTAGACTCACAAGGCATGATAGCAGATAGAGTAGAGTGTCGTAAGCCATACTTCTTAACTCTTTCACGTAAATCCTCCCAATCCATATTGTACTCAGGTTTTACTAATTCGTCAACAGATTTTTTATACCAGTCTATAGGCAAAAGTCCCTTGGCGTATTTTGTGTCTGCAAATTTTTCACATGCACCTTTTTCTTCTGCAAGCTCACAGCTAGCATTGATGAGGTTCCATTGAATTTGCTCCATTGTTTCATGTACAAGTTCTAACGCTTGGTCATCGCTATAGTTTAATTTATTTTTTGCCAAGAAGCCTGCCAGATTTGTCACGCCTATCCCTAAAGATCTTCGGTTTTTGGTAAAGTTTTCTCCGGCGGCTACAGGGTAGTCTTGATAATCAATAACAGCCTCAAGAGTTCTAACCGCCATTCTGCAAGCATCTTCTATGTCCTTCTCGTTAGATAGCTCTAAAAGATTTAACGCTGATAAAATACATATTCCAATTTCACCATCTTGATCGTCAATAGACTGAATAGGTTTTGTTGGATGTATAATTTCTTGACACAGGTTAGACATATAACAAGGGATGTCCCACGACCCGTGTGCATTAGCTGAGTCAATGTTCATGCTGTAGATACGACCTGTCTCTAGTCTTTCCCTAGCAAAGATTTGAGCTAACTGTCTGGCAGGAATTTTCTTCTTGAATTTCAGAGACCTTGCGTTTTCATACTTTAAGTAAAGTTCTTCAAACTTTTTATTGTCTCCAAATGCTTCATACAAACCTTTTGCTTCATGAGGACTAAATAGCGTGATGTCTTCATTCGCAATTAGTCGGTCGTAAAACAGCTTACAGAACTGAAGGCTGTAGTCTAGTTTTCTAACCCTATTGTCGTCAGTTCCAGCGTTGTTCTTTAATACAAGAATGTCCTCAACTTCATAATGCCAGAAAGGAACATGCACCGTAGCAGAGCCTCCACGTAAGCCGTTCTGGGACGTTGATTTAACAGCCGACTCAAAGTTCTTTAGATAAGGAATGAGTCCTGTGTGGATAACCTCGCCACCCCTAATGGGTGAATTGATCGGTCTCATTCTTCCGATGTTGAGTCCGATCCCTGCTCGTCTTGCCGTGTACTTGCCAACCGCATGAATAGACGAAAATATACCGTCAAGATTATCATCAACGTCAACCAGAACGCAACTGGAGAACTGACGTATATTAGTCCTAACACCAGCCATAATAGGAGTAGGAAGATTAATTTTGAATGTAGAATAACAGTCATAAGCTTTTTTCACTTCGTTAATATCATCAAACAAACACATGGCAATGCACATGTAAGCAAACTGAGGGGTTTCGTATATATGTCCAGTGCTGCGATTTTTTACTAGATACTTATCAATCATTTGCTGTAAGCCAGCGTATGTAAATAAGTCATCGCGACTATGGTTAATGTATTTTCCAAGTGAGTCTATTTTTTTAGTGTCCCACTTTTCTAGTATTGTTGGATCGTATACTCCATTGTCTACATTTCTTTGTAAGAACAGTAGAAAATCTGTAGGCTGATCTCCGTAGCCCCATACTTCTTTTCTAAGCTGCATGTTTAGCAGTCTAGCTGCAACGTACTGATAGTTGGGAGCAGATGTAGAAATTAAATCGTTAGCTGATTTAATTAGAACTTGGTGTATTTCAGAGCTAGTTATTCCATCATACAGAGAAAGGTTTGCGTTCATCTCAACGTCAGATAATGAAACACCATTTATTCCTTTAACTGCCCACTGCACTACCTTGTGGATCTTTTCAACAGAAAAATCTTCTTTAACACCATCTCTTTTCGTAACTTGCATTTATGGTCTCACGATTATTGATTTGATATGAATAATATATAAACCATTATAGTCTATACATTTGTAATTGTCAACCCCAAAGTATAAAAAAATCCCCTCTATTCGCAAGCGATAGAAGGGTTCTTTGTATTGTGGATTACTGACTTTTTTGTTTAATACTGAGTTCTACACCTTCCCCAATATCAATAATCATGTAGTCATCTCCGTTTCTTTTTGTAAATCTTACTTTTCGTATTATCTTTTTAACTTTTTCAATGTCTTCTGTCTCAATACCGTACTTATCCATTACGGATTCTATAAGCCGATCAAGTATCATTGATTAACGCCCCATGCTATTGCTCTTAATGTTTCTACTAAAGACTCTCTCTTGTCTGGCGTTAAACTTACATCTTCTAAGCCTACTGAATTTTCTACTGCCTCTTCCACCATTTCTCCAAGGTTATCATACCTGTCTGCAAACGTTGAGTCAAAATATAAGACACCCGACAAAAGGTTGAAGTTTGCAAACTGACCCGTACTTTCTATAATATTGTCGTCTCTTTCTACTACATCAGCTAATTGAATAAAGTATTCTGATACTAGCTCTGCGTCATCTGACAAGAAGTCAACAGCAACAATATCTTTTACCAAATCTTTATTCTCTAGTGAAGGCTCGTCTACATTAACAGCAGTATTTGAATTGTCAATTTTTTCTGACAATGAATCAAATGCTTTTTCTCCAAATAGACCAACGGCTAGTATTAAACAAATAAGCGCCACTCTAATTTTATCACTCATTATTCAATCTCCTCATCTAAACCTTCCACCACAACAAAGAGTGGGAAGATTCTTTTAAGTGCTGCTGTGGCTTGTACCATTCCATGTGCCTCGCAGGAGTTTGTGAGATGCTCCCAGCACTCTACGATATCTACTAATCCGTCACAATTTTCTATGTCCGTTTCCTTATCTTTTTTATCTGGCGATATAATTGGCTTAATATTAATTTGTGGTGATATAGGAATCACTGCTTCTAACAAATCTTTAGCCAACCTCCAAACCAATGGAAGCGATACGGCGGTAGCAAGACCTATCATGATCCACTGAAAAGTAGTCATCTCTTTCCTCCAATTTCTTTTAAAATATTGTTAAGTTCATATTCCGACAGCGTTGGTGCAACGCTAATAAAAGCGTTATACATATTCTTACGTTGTTTCTTATCTTTAACTTGTTTTCTAATTTCTCTTTTTAGGAAAAGCTTAAAAAGCAAAGATGGATTTCTAAGCTCTGACTTAGTGTTCTGTGTACTTCTACATGTCCACCAAAGTCTTACGAGGTTAATAATAAGGCTTACAATTAAAGTTAGAGTAGCTGGATCAAAAGCAAACTTTTTACCTGTCAGGTGTGCTTGTATTCTGGTGGCTACTAAAGATACTTGTGAATAATCTTTATCACTCATCTTTACCCTTTTCTAAAACAGATAGTGGAATTTTTTCTCCAAGTGATTCTATCATTACGCTTGAAGGTTTGTATCCCACACCTCTATATAGAATACTAGATAGTTTCTGCTTGTTTACCAACAGAATAGTTGGATATGACTTAATTTTGTAGTAATCAAAAAATTTATCATGCTCTTTATTGTCTGCATCAAATATAAAAAGCTTGGCTTTCCTATCTTTTAAGAAGTCTTTTACTTCTTGGTTCTTCCAAGTTAGACTTTTTAATCTTTCGCAGGGGCCACACCATTTAGCTCCGAAGTGATAAACATAGTATTCTGACTCTAAAGCTACAGCCTCTTGAGACTCTGTGTCTTTATTTTTACAGGCTGCACATCCCGGACATTCTGTTCTGTGACCATCCCCGTGAGTAATCCAACCAGATCCATCACATATTTCAGCTTCATCTTCATCGTCTGGAACAAACGGTTTTGTCATGACACTTAAAGCTAAACCCGTTGAGATGTAAGCTCTAAGTTTTTTAGTGTCTTTATACTGTGGTTTACTTGGTTGAATACAACCCGCAGTGGACAAGCATAAGATTGCCACCCAGAGTAATTTTAGCATGTTCATATTTATTTACCTTATAGGAATTTTGTAAAGTTGTAACTTGGTAAGTTCCGAGCAGGAAATCCATCAACGTTACTAAATACCCATGAACCCCAGTTTTCAGCCAACATCCCTCTAGCGTCTTTTTCTCTTATCCAAAAACTTCCTTCTGGCTGATCGTGAATTTTAGGGCCACTGTTCCATTTGCCCCAACTATTCTGAACTAGAAATAATGTCTCGTTGTGTCTCTTGCGGGTATCGTCACATGCTATCCAAGCCATCGCGTGCGCCCAACCTTTAGACCGCTTGGCTATACCCTTTGAATCTCTACGACTAGAAAACCCATACCCAGAGCAGACTGAAATACCATAGCCGTTTGCTAAAGCATCTCTTGCTTCCTGAATAGTGGTTATCATTGAGATTGTTTCTACGGGATGCTTGTGAGCCTCATCAATATAAATACTACTTGGTATTCTTAGATTAGCACCAAGGCTAGAATTATATTTAGATAAATCTACTTTGCCATAGTCTTTTCTGAGTAGAATACCTCCTTTTCCATTTATGTATCTGGCTGCACCAGAACATGTCATGCCCTGCTTCCTGTGACCCCTGCTTTGATATATAGCCTCGGTTGCACTTCTACATACGAAGTCTTCCGATTCTTTTTTAATATCAATCTCAACAGATCTAGTCAAGTCAACAGCATTTCTTGTGGCGTGAGATACGCAGTCTCCTGTTGTCTGGCGTTCCGCTGGTCCAAAATCTGGATCAAATTTAAGAAGAGACTTAAAGGGGAGGGAAAGTTTGCCTTCCCCCGCCCCAGAAAGTCTGTATGCCGCAGCGCCAAACAATGGAGTTTTTAATTTACCTAGCAACTCTGCGGTTTCTTCTGGATCGCATACGCTACCTTCAAAACCTTCGCGATACGCATTTAAGATTGAGCGTGGTGAATTAAATTCCATTTGATTTCCTTTAATGTTTATTCAGCATTTTTAAGCCATTTAATTGCAGTGTCTAAAGCCACGGCGATGATTGGAACTACAAGCGGTGTATACAATCCAATGTCTACAACTTGTAGGTTTTCAGCTACAACAGTCAATGCTGCTGCACCGCCAACCAATATCGCGTTCTTTACTACGACTGTTAGATCGCTCCAATTTAACTTAAATCTTTTTGAACCTTCGTCCATATTATTTCTCCTTGTAAAAATGAATTAAAAAGCCTTCGTGAGAAGTGCTACTTGTTTTGTATGGATATCCAACAAAATGTATCGTAGTGCCATTTACACAATTTGTTTCTACATCCACCTTCCTAGACATCTTTAAACAGGACTTAAACTCCGTTAAAAACCCTTCCCTCTTTCCTTCGTCAACCAGAGCAACCCAGTCGTGTCCTTCAATACTACTGGAGTAATCTTTAATGATCTCTCTAAAAGATTCATTAGACCATATTAGTTTTCCAGTTTTATCTGTTTCAAACAACGGCTGGTTAGTATAATGCAGAGCAGCTTTTGATCTTTGATCTAATACTTTTTGTCGTACTTCTATTCTATCGCAGGTTTTTTTAAGTTGCCCAACAGTGTCTTTTAAGGATTTACCACCGTTATGAGTAACTTCTGACCTAATAGTTTCTATAGCTGATCTTATTTCTTCTTGATCTTTTAAAAAAATTTTACTTGATTTAAATACTTTATATAAAAAAATTGCTATTGACAACGCCGCCCCAGACAGCGTGGCAATTGCTGTCGCCTCTTCTGAAGTTATCATTTTACCCTCGTGCTTAAAAGAAGCCTAGCCCCACTAGGAGGCTAGGCATAAAACCAATGAGGGTTTACTCATTTGCGTTTTTGGCTTTATAGTCGTCAAGTTTCGGAGTTGCTCCACCGAATTGGTAGATAAGCTCGCCCGGAACAGATCTGGATGCCGCAATCTCTGTAGCAACAGCCGCAGTTCCGTCTGCTGGGTTGACAAGAGTTGTTGCATTACCCGCGCCAGTACCTTTAGTTCTACCCGGAACAATCTGGGTGCTAGGTCTAGCTGTAATGTCAAATGCTTCATCAGATTTAGATCCGATTAATCTATCGCTAATCTTAGTTCTTGCTACTTCTGCTGCTTCATCATTGATGTCGCCGTTGAAGTCTCTAGCACCACCTTTAAGCACGTCATTTGCAGCGCCGGAAAGCGTACTTGTAACATTTCCACCCTGCATAACCCACTGTGTTGCACTAGCGTTAAACGCAAGTGTTCCACCAGATAGTGCTTTAGCTACTCCTACTCTGTCAGTAGTAGCTCCTCCAGTACCATCATTTGCTACAACCTTGGAGCCAAAGGATTCACCTCTGTCATCCGCCAAGTCGTTAACGCCCAGAACCTTAGTAACGGGACCGTCAGAAGCAGCATTTCCACCCTTGACGATAGTTCCGTTGTTGTTTTTAACTGTTGCGGCACTGTAAGCACCACCAACTGCATTTCGTAAAGCCATTTTATAACCCTTTAAAGTTAGGTTTTATTATCCTGACTTGTCCATAATATATAGTCCTTTTTGTCCTTACTATTATACACCTTCTTTGATAGATTTACGGAGTTTTTTTAGATTTTTTTTGATTTTAATTCTAATTGTTTCTCCGCAAACACCCTTATTTTGTGCAATCTCTCTAATCGTCATGTTTTTGTAGTATCTATCAAGAATAATGTCGGGATCTTGACACTTATGATTTATTTCATCTACCATGTCAATAGACATAAATTCATTAAATTGCATAGGAATATTACTGTGAATCTGTTTACTACTGTGCTTATTGGCGTTAAACTTTTTTTGCGTCAAACACTCCATGACTACACCTTTGTACAAATATGTTGTAAATTTACACTTACTACCCACCTTGTACTTTGTTATTGCTTTCCACAGTCCATTCAAGCAGCATGTGCATATCTCTTCTTTGCTCAGAGACTTTATGAAAGAGCCACATGCTTTTTTAATTATACAAATTACATCTTTCTCTGTCACGTCTAGTCCTAACTTCTCAACGTTTAGATCTTGCATGATCTGAGAGATACAATCTATCTCGTAGTTGTCAACATTATTATTCAATTTCTTTTCCTTTGCTTTGATTAAGTTCTGTTTCTACGGCTTTCCTAACGTCTGAGAAATCAAACATTCGTCCAACCCCAATAAAAAATCTATATCTACTGAATATTTTTAATACTTCTATTCCTTCAATTTTATTTAAAGTGTTCTTTATGCTGTGAGTAAGATTAAAATCTGTGTGACCAATCCAGCAGTCATAGTTTGTAGCCAGTAATATTTCTTGAGAAAAATCTTTGTCTAGTGTAAACACAGCGCTTTCGTAATCTTCCTCACTCCCTTGGGGTATTTCTCCATACAAATTAGAACTTTCTTCAGATTCTAAATCTTCCTGATTCATAGTAGCAGCGATTACAGACTTATAAAGTTGATCTATAATCGGAGAGTTGACTTGTTTCTCTAGGACATCCTCGTACTTCTGCCAACCTATATTTTTAGTCTTGTTCATTGTATCACCCTCTCTGGTTTGTTATAACATGTCTGATGGTTTAATGCAAGGTTCGTTTTCCTCCTTATTTTTACTTGAATTATCTGTAAATAACTTTTGTTTTATTGAATTTTCAGCTATCGCTACTAAAAATTCTTCGCAAGCCTCGTCGTTTCCGTCTGCTAATAACCCCTCTTTCGCCATTGTTATTGTCTCTAGCTGAATCTGTGGCAGGGTTAATGATGAAACTAATTTTGCAAAGCTTTTCATAGTATCTTTATCGTAATCTGATAAGCTGATGTCTATATGAATAGATCCGTCACCAGTGGTGAAAAATGTTACACTGGTTTTAATATCGTCGCTTTCTTTTTCAAACATTCTTTATTATCTCTTTCGCTGTGTTTTGCCAGCTAAATTTTAACGATGTCTCTACGCCCGCCCAATTCGTTGTATTCTTTTTGTCAAGTATAAATTTCATCATCTTTATATAAAGAAACATTTCTTGATGAGCCTCAATCTTTGCCCAACCACCCTGACCAAAGAACCATTTGTCATCAAATGCTGGTTCTGTATCTGTAATATTTATTAGACCGCAGTTTTCTTCGTTGCAGAATTCAGTATGAGCAGAATAGTTTGTGGCTATTACGTGCTTTCCCATAGCCATCATTTCTAATAGTTCTAGATTCCAGCCTTCTCCGCGAGAAGGGAACACTCCACAGTCTACTTGTGACATTATATTATACACTTCTTGCTGCGTATCAACGCGAGAAATACATCTAACTTTTGGATGGTTATATAGTTGCTTCCATTTTGCATCCTCTTGGGGGGTATTAAATGGATTGTCACACATCATCCACAATTCAGCATCTTCTCCATGCTCAAGCACTTTCTTGAAAGCGTTAATGAGAATATCGTGACCCTTACGGATTTCCCACTTGCCACAGTTGAAGAAGATTGTTTTATCGTCCTGCCTTACTGGTGCTGGCGGGAACAGTCCTGCGTCTACACCAAGAGGTGCAACGTGAACTTTTGCGTCAGCATCTAAGTATGTATGACCGTTGGGAGACATATACAACTGATCCAGACACACTTGTTTAGCCCACTTTGAACAAACCATCAACTCATCACAGGAATTTAGATGGTGCTTCTCCAAGTCGCTAAACGTATCCAACTCAAAGATAGGAAAGCCAATAAACTTACCTGACCCTATACGTTCTGCCATCTGGTTCTGATGCCAGATTTTAATACAGGGTGCTTGTGAGTCAAACGTCTGAGCAGTCTCCATTCCCTTCCTGACCGCATCTGCGTCTGCCTGATTGGTGACTTGAGGTTGACCAATGGGAAAGAATGAAACCTCTACATCCTGTGCTTGCAATGCTTTGAGAATGTTTGTTCCTGCGATTCCGTATCCAAGTTGATTGATTGGTGCTTGTAAGTTAATTCTCATCGTTTAAATACTCCTGATAGAAAATCTTCTACATTTTTTGTGTTTGGATTGTTTATAAAATACTTATGTACTGTAGCTCTAGCCACAGACTTCTTCTCTCCCATAGCGATCATTGCGTCAATGCAATCTAAGATAATTGGATTAGTCTCTTTTTTAGGTTCTGATCTGTTTTTGGTACGTTGGGGTTTTGGACTATCCATTTCTTTTAGTTGTTGTTTAAGTTTTCTAATCTTGACTTGCCTTTGCAGGTCTTCAAGTTCATCATATTGTACTGACTGTAACGATGATTGTGCTTGAGGATTTTTATCTTCAATGTACCCTAGTTCAAACTTATCAGAAAATTTTAATGGCTCTACCTTATCTGGGTTGGTATAGCCGTATAAGAAACAAAAGAAGATGAATAATGCAATGACCATAGCCATAAACATTGTGATAAAGTCCATAATAACTGGGTCGTAACTCATAGCTTAACTCTCTAGATTAAATTAGTGATACCCTATTATAACATCTATCGTCTGTTTGTCAATAGGTCTTTAGTGTTTTTACTAAAAAACCCCGCCAAGCATGGTACTTGGCAGGGTTATATAAAAATGGAAAGGTGGGATTTACTTTATTACCCACAACGAGGTTCTACCGCAAGTAGGTAATGTCCTCGTACTCCTATCTCTCTGCTCACCATTTGGCATTGCTCAAGACTCGGATACCTTATCTGGCTTGCGATCCAGAGTATTCAGTCACCTTCCTATAACGTGGGAGCTACCCACGCTACATATATCAAGCAGTAGAAGTGGTCTCACCGACTACTGGGTTTTGCCCAAGAGAAATTTCATCTGCCATAATGCAAACCGAACTTCTCTTGTTCTGATTTTCATCTTCGTAGTCATCAATATTGAGTTTGCCTTGAATTGACGCTTCACGACCTTTAACCAGTTTGGTGTGCAGATTTTCTGCCATCTTGCCAAAACAAAGAACGTTGATAAACAAAGTTTTGTCATTTCGCCTGTCGTTGACGGCCATCCTAAATTTAGACATGGGAGTTCCCTTTTTGGTTGTAGTGAACTCTGCGTCTTTAGTTAGGCGACCAACACCATTCCAACAATTACTATCCATCTTAAATCTCCAATGCTGAACGAATTTTTCCACGAACTACTTGTGTATTACCACGATTTGAACCGCCCGTGGTTGCGTTGTAAACATGATTTGTAAACTCGCGAGTCAACCCTAATGCTTTTCCCGCTTTTAAAGTTTCTCGTTTATTTGTACCGTAAATCTCTCCTGTGGATCTGTACGCTAAGGCTGTAACCGGGTTGAACGATGTGCCTCGCAAGCCTCCACGACTGGTGGTTCCGGTAATTTTGTTATCTACTACGCCAAAGTTATAGCTTTTAGGCAAAGACGACAACGTTGAATAAAACTCATTACTTTCCATAATTATTCCTTTTACTTGGGTTAAACTGTTGGTGCTGGAATTTCTGGGATTACAACTTCTTCTGGTTGCTCCAAGTCTCTAACACCTTCTTCTAGATACGCTTCTAGTTTTTGAATTTCCTCGCCAATTTCTACCTGTCTTTGTTTTAGAGTTTGAATTTCTCTTTGAACATTTAACAGATGTGCTTCGGCCATTTCTTTTAGTGACGGCATTTGTTATCTCCTTTGTATAGTTCTATTATAGTATACGATGTCTTATTTGTCAATAGCTTTATGATTTTTTTTCAAACTTTTCTGACGCTTCTTTGAGAATGTAATTAGAAAGATGTTTACTGGGGAAAAACCTAAAGTCTAATCTGTCTTGTATTTGATCTAGTATTTCATTGTAATCGGAGAGCCACACACCTCTCTTGGGGCTTGAAAGATTTGAAAAGTAAATTTCATGCACCCCACACTGCCACAACATTTGTAAACAACCGCCACAGGGAATTGCTGTGATGTAAGCTCTTGCTCCTACGGTGGACTGACCTTCTCTAGCTGCGTTGTAAATAGCATTAGCCTCTGCGTGTATCATAAATGGATATTTTTGAGGTCTATGATTTGGCAATAATGTATCGTCAATATCTCTAATAAACCCGTTGTATCCAGTTGATATTATTGTTTTATTTTTAACTAATACGCAACCACATTGAGTTTCGCAATCGTGGCTTTTCCTAGACCACAGTGTGGCACTTGAAAAGAACATATTATCCCAATCATTTGGCCGATGCTCTTGCGTTAGGTAAGACAATATAAGTTTCTCTATCATGTGTAACACTCCTGTAAAAAAGCCCGTTTGGATAATAAGGACGGGCAACTCCCCAGACAGCTTACGCTGCCAATGCAAGACTTTCATCTGCAATTAAAAGTTTGATAGATTTTTAACGTAGCCCTTCTATCAACTACGACATGCAATCATTACCTACATAGCCAGTCTAATCCAGATCACCCCCTGCGTTTGACTGGGAAGTGGAGGTGGGGGGAATTGAACCCCCGTCCTGCGCTGTTTCACTAATAACGTCTACATGCTTATCTGGCATAAGCCAGCTTATTTGCAGCAGCCGCGAACGCGACCGCGAACACGACCGAACAATGACCGTACAGGTCTAGCCTTTGACCAGCGTGAAGCAACTGTGCGAACAGGTTTAGCTTCTCGCCAAGAACAAACGATCCCACTTGGTACGGATGCCACGGCTTTCACTGTGCTTCTTACGGGTTGACGGCAGCAGTCCTGTGCAGATGCGTCAGACGACACACATACAGTCAAAACAAAAGCAATCGCAATCCCAGTAATAAATTTAAACATTAAAACTCCTTTAAATCTAAGGTTAAGTTTAGTCCTCCTTCTTGAAGAACTTTTTTATTTGTTCTGGTATAGACTTAGAAAAAGCCTTGCCAGTTTCCGTTAGTTGATAGTAAAAGTAACCATCTTCCCCCACGAGTTGGTCAATGTATCCTTTCTTCATTAGTTTTATAATAGTGTCTTCTATGTTAGAAAGCAATATTTCTTTTTCTTTTTTTAGAAAATTTAATACACTAGGCTCTTCGTCAATCTTATACTCAAGAACATCGTACTCTGTCTCTGAAAATGATGATCCAGTTTTATTATCTTCAAGTTCTTGCACATAATTAAGAGCCTTGTCAAGCGTAGAATATACACCCTCTGGCTCAATAGAAAAGCTAGGTATTGTTTTACCTTGCGATGTTACTGAAACAATAACATATATTTTTTTATCTATAGGCATTTTAGGCATTGTTATTCTTTATCTAGCCAATCTTGAAGTCTAGTATCGTAAACCCAACATTCAACACCGCAGTATTGAACTCTGTCTCTGTATTTTTCCCAACCATCTTTTTTGGCTAGTAGAATTACCAGAGGAAGTTTTTTTGTCTTTAGTCCATAATAAACAGATTGTCCAACTCCTTCTGCCCACTTATCAGCCCAGTCAATCTCACAGGCTTTAAACGGGAATAATAGGTCTACCCTAGTTCCATCGTCTAACCTATGTTCTTTTTCTAAAGACTCCCACCCCTCTTTCTTTGAAAGCTCTAAATGAATTACATCTTGCCAATCTCTTTCTGTTCCAGATGATGGAGGTAAAGCAAAAGCCTGTGGCGTTTGCTGCTCTTGCTTTTGCTTACATCCTATCAGTAAAGCTATTGACAGCATGGTAACTGTGGCGTATTTAATCTTCATCAGAACCTCCACCCACCCAAGGTTCAAAATTTCTTTTTAATGTTTCAATTCTATCCTCTGCATCTGCCAGTTTAGCTAACGCTTCATTCAAGTTATTGTGCAGATCGCCTGTGCTGTGATCTCCAATTCCTGCTGGATGATTCAGCATAATCTCTAAACTTGTAACCGCCTCAGCCCTGTCTGCCTGAGCCTTCGCCGCCAAAGAATACAAAGCCTGTGCTTTAAAACTCATTTAACCAATCCTCCAATTTAACTTTAGGTTCCCAATTTAAAATACGTTTTGTTTTAGATATATCTGCCAACGTGTCTCTAGCTTCTCCTAGCCTAGCTGGAATATATTTAACTTCTCCACCAACCATTCTCGCAATGTCGTTTACAGAATGATTAGTTCCTGTTCCGATGTTAAACAACTCGCCACATGCTTCCTCTGGCGCAGTCATAGCCGCGATGTTCGCCGCTACAACGTCTGAAACATGCGTGTAGTCTCTTGTTTGCTCTCCGTCACCCACTACGGTCATTGGTTCGCCAGCAGCAGATTGTCTCTGGAATAGCCCAACCACAGGCGCATACTGACCCTTGGTTGGTTGTCGTTCGCCGTACACATTAAAGTATCGGAATGTCACTGTTTCCAGCCCATATAAATTAGTATACATCTTACAAAAATCTTCGCCAGCAGTCTTTGTGATAGAGTAAGGATTCAAGCAATCCTTCTTCATGTCCTCTTTATGAGGTATAGGATTGATAAGACCATACGCAGATGATGTAGATGAATACATCACTCGCTTTACACCATAGTCTAACGCATACTTTAGTATTTT